AGTCGTGTTGCCGTTTTTCATTAGCGCAACATGGTCGTTGTATAAATCCGACCCTTCGCTGTTCCAATATGTGTCGTACTCAACAGCAAATGATGGAGTTATGCCTGCATAGCCAAGACCACCACCACTACTACCAGCAGCAACCGAGTTTGGTTGCATTACGAAGGCAAGACCATCGGCACCACTGTCGTTATTGCCCAAATAAATATCTGCAATAACACAAAAATCGCTAGAAAGGTCTACTCGAGATTTATTCCAAATGGCACCAAATTGACCACCAGCATTGGGCGTCATTGTTACGGTTCCAGACGAGTCAGAAGCAACGCCACCCAAGGTGAAATCAGAAGCAGAGTAGGCAGTGTCGCAGTCATTTACTGCTCTAACCGGGGCAGAGAAAAACCCGGCGCTAAAAAGAACTGAAAAAAAACAGGTCAGCCAAATTAATGCACTAAGCGATTTACGTTTTGCCATATTTGGCAAGACTAAAACGATATTGCTAGATAGTTTCTATACTACGTTTATTATAGTTTTACTATTTCCTTAAATGTACTAATCCAGTTCTGTGCATTTGCTTTAATTGTGAAATGTTCGTCAAGAATTTCGCGATTAAGAATTGATTCGTCTTGCCGCATGTCTTCGTCTAAGAGTTCATCAAAAGACGCAATCCATTCTTTAGAAGTTTTTGCAACCCGTCCTATACCGTGTTCCGATAAATATTTATACTCCGGAAGTGACGACGCCACAAATGGGATTCCTGCTGCCGCATACTCAAGACCTTTAATGTACGACTTAGCCCGATTAAATGGAATGTCATTGAGCGGAACTATGCCAATGTCAAAGTTGGCATAAATGTTGGGTAACTCATAAAGCGGCACCATCCCCGAAGCGGTGACCCTTTGTTTGTTGGTAATTCCAAGTTTCACAAAAGCAGGGGGCGCCCAAGTGAGATGCCCAGCATGATGAAAAGTTAAATCACGCGATTCGATATATTCCGCAAAAAAATCTTTTAACTGCTCTAAATCAAGAGAGCGCCATGGTGTGGCGCCGAGCCATCCAATAATTGGTTTTCGGTTAACTGCGTTTAGTCGAGTCCATCTATCGGCGTCAATTGAATTCCTGAGCATAAACATTGGCTTGTCGGGAAATTTGATTTTATAATAATCGTAAATAAACGGGGTAGAGCAAATTATTGCGTCTGCTCGCGCAAGAATTTCTTTATATATTTCCCTGTTGTTGTCGCGGTCTTTGTTTTTGTCTGTCGACTGATGGGCCAAGTTTGTTTCGTGAATTTCATCAAATAGGTCGTCAACATCCACGACTATTTTCTGTCCTTTTGACTGAGCGGTTTTCATGCCGTCCAAAGCAAATTTATTCATAATTACTTTTAATACAATCACTCTGTAAGGACGACTGCGATTATCTCCAGGACGCTGAATCGCAAACATGCCATTAGGGCGCACATTCAAAAATCCAACGTCGGATGTAATTTTTGCTTTTATTAATTGACGCGCGGGAAGCATGCACCTATACCACGTACAACCATTCGGCGCTATACCATCATCCACGCGCGACCAGTCAGTTGAAGCAAAGCCGACACCTAGTTCAAAATTTGGCATTTATAAATCCATAATCTTTGTATATACATCTACCCATTCATTAACTTTTTTGGCAATTGAAAATTGTTCATGAATAATTTCTTTATTTATCTTAGCCTCATCATCCCTCATAATAAAGCCCTGGAGTTCGTCAAGATGATAAATCCATTCTTCAACAGAATTGGCGACCCTGCCGATACCAGCATCGGCTAGAAATTGATATTCGGGAGAATATGATGAAACAAACGGAATACCTGCCGCGGCGTATTCAAGTCCTTTTAGGTACGACTTGGCATAATTGAATTCAATATTGTTTAACGGCACAATTCCAATATCTATTTGTTTAAAAAGAGAAGGCAATTGAGTAATTGGCCTCATTGGCTCACCCGTGGTTGTTGATGTGATTCCTAGCAATTGAGCCGCGACAGGTGCTTTTTCTATGTGTCCTGAGTGATGAAACTTATTTTTACGACTTGTAAGATATTGGTCAAAGAACCCAGATAACTGCTCAAGGTCATTTGCTCGCCAAGGCGTCGCGCCGACCCAACCAATTGTGGGTCGGGATTTGCGTGTTTTTCTATTTGGCCAGCGTTTTATATCTATTGAATTTCTAACCATAAATACTGGCTTGTTGGGATATTTTGCTGCATAGTAGTCGCGGAGAAATGGGGTTGAACAGATGAGCGCATGAGCAAGTTCGATAACTGAAAAATAAATATTTCGATTATTTGTTGGGTTTGTTTCTGGGTCTGTTATTTGTTTGGCCCTATTTGTTTCGGGCAAATTATCAAACCAATCGTCAATATCAACAACAATTTTTTGCCCAGAAGCAATTGCTATTTGCGCACCCTCTAGATTAGATATGTGCATTGGCAGTTTAAAAACAAGTATTTGATGCCCATTTACTATTCTGTTGAGGTCATCCAGCAGTCCAAATTTTTTTCCTTCCGTCGTCGCTCCGGTTCCAACGTGGGTTTGATGACCCAACGCATTCAGGGCATTCGACGGCAAAACACAGCGATACCAAGTACACCCATTAGGGACGCGGGATTCTTCAAATTTTGACCAATCCTGAGAAATGAAACCAATAGTCAGTGGGCGCATTGTCTAGACATACTAGACTGTCGGCATGGAAATAGTCGTATCTGGCAGCAAGCCAAATCTTGCCCTAAAACAAAATGTAAACCAAAAACAGTATGCATTCCTGTCAGGATTGCCGCGTTCTGGCAGCACGCTGTTGGCTTCAATATTGAATCAAAATCCAGCAATTCACTCTGGGGCCAATTCGCCAATGTGTGGAATGATGTGGCATCTAGAGCAAAGCATTGTTGCTACAGAACAGTTTAATGCTTATCCGAAAATGCATGTGGTGCCTCCGATGGTTTACGGGATTCTTGAATCCTTTTATGCCGACCGCAATGAATCTCTAGTGATTGATAAGTCACGTGAATGGTCAATGCCTCAACACCTTGAGTTGTTGAAGCGTGTACTCCCTTACGAGCCAAAAATCATTATAACAGTTAGGTCAATTATTGAAATTCTTGCATCGTTCATCAATCTTGTGCACAACAATGCGAGCAATGTTTCTTTCATTGATAAAGAAATTCAAGCACGACAAGAATTTCATTTTTATCGCCAGCCAGACGAAACGCGGTGCGATAGCCTCATGCGACCCAAAGGTCCTATCGATAATGCGCTTTATGGTGTTATGTTTGCATGTCAGCCGGAAAACGCTAAGTATTTTCATTTTGTAGAGTATGACGACCTCGTAGCCAATACATCAAAAACCATACAGGGAATTTATGAATTCTTGGGGCTTGAACCGTTTGAGCACAATTATGAAAACATCGAGAACAAGTTTCACGAGCGAGACGAAACCTACGGCTTGTATGGCATGCATGACGTACGCCGCCGGCTTTCACGCAGCACAGTGAATATAGGTGAAGTCCTTACTCCGTATGTCCTGAACAAATATTCAAACATGGAATTCTGGAGAAATCGTGAACAGGTCAGTTGATGTAATCATTGCGACACCTGGCCACTCAATGGAGGCTGAGTATGTTCGCAGCCTTGTGGCGACAATAGGTCTTTTAAATGAGCGAGGAATTTCTTTTTACTACGCCAATAAGTACACGTCTCGCGTTGCGGCAGCACGAGAAGCAACGGCGATGGATTCTGATTTTCTTGACGCATTTAATAACGCGCCACTTCTTGGGCAGGTTTCATACAAAAAGATTTTCTGGATTGATTCGGATATGTCATGGAATCCATCTGACTTTCTTGCTTTATATAACTCAGACTTAGACATCGTTTCCGGTATTTATTTGAGCGACAAAGGTGTTCCTATGTTTTCACCTCTAGACGAAAAGCAAGATGTTCGGGCAATGATTTCCCTAACGGAAACGCAGGAGGTAGCGGGTGTTGGATTTGGATTCGTCTGCGTTAAGCAAGGCGTGTTTGAATCTATGCCGCGACCATGGTTTGATACAAAATTTGTAAAATTTCAAGACGAGCAGACAGGCAAAGAAGTGTTTATCCCGTTCGGGGAAGATTATTCTTGGTGTGTTTCTGCCCGAGAAGTTGGGTACAAAATATTTATCGACCCATTAACAAAACTCACTCACCACAAGAAAGTGGCAATACGACAATGACTAAACATGTAATCTTTGAACCCTTTTCTGAAGACGCTGGTCTTTTGTACGAAAAGCCAAGCCCGGCTGCGGAGCATTTGCCAGAGTGGTATAAAAGCATGTCATTACACCTTCCCGGAGAAACAGTCACTGGGTTGTCTCCCGATGGCGTTGCTGTAAGCAACCTAACCCTCAAGGGATGTATGCCGTTCCTTGATGCAATGACATCTGGGTATATGTTCACGCTTCCTTTCGATATAGAAATTCGCAAGAACGACAAGGGTCAAGTTGGGTTGCGCTGGGCAACAAACCAAAACTTGATTGGGCAGCACGGCCCTGACCAAGCGCCAGGCTTGCCAATTCCACAAGGTGCAAGCCCAAACATCCTTAAATGGAGTCCTGGTTGGCGCATGATTACACCTCCTGGATATAGTTGCCTATTTACTCACCCCTTGAATCGTTTTGATTTACCATTTGCAACTTTGTCTGGCGTCGTAGATACCGACTCGTACAAGTTGGGTGTTGAGTTCCCGTTCCGTCTTTTGGATACCAACAAAGACTTGGTAATACTTGAAAAGGGTACGCCCATTTGTCAAGTCATTCCATTCCGCCGTGACGATTGGGCTAGTTCGACCACCGAATTTGATGAACAAGAAAACAAGAAGCAGGGTTTCTTGCTTAAGGGCAAGATAATCCGTTCGTATCAAATGCAGTTCTGGAAGAAGAAGTCATATAAGTAATGGAGTCAATTCCCGTAGTAATAATTCCAGTTCTCAATAGATTCGACATGCTGGAACAAGCAATCCAGTGCATGGATTATCCGATTGATAATTTACTGATTATTGATAACAGCAACTCGTATCAGATGCCCTCAAACCTAAAAGTTCACGAAAACCTAAAGAACACAAAGTGTCAGGTCTTGAACATGCCAGCGAATATGGGCGTTGCTGGCTCGTGGAATCTTGGAATTAAGTGTTTCCCACATGCGCCGTATTGGTTGATTTCTTCAAACGATAATCACTGGATGCCGGGTGGGTTAAAAGAAATGTCCGAATTGTCCGCACCCGACAAACTAGTTATGTCAAATCAGGCATGGAACGGGTTCTCGCTTGGTAGCGACATAGTAAAACAGATTGGCTTGTTTGATGAAAACTTTTATCCTGCCTACAGCGAAGACAGCGACTACATGCTTCGCATTCAATACGCGGGTCTTGATAAAAACATTGTCTGGTCAACCTCTGCTATCTATCAAGTCCAAGCCTCAATGACTGTTCATAGCGATAGGAAGTTCTACGAAAAGAACGTGTTCACCAATAAGCGGAATGCTGAGTACAGGTTTGCCAAGAGTGTCGCCGACAATCCTCACGTCAATTGTCTTCAGTACGACCTACAGCGTCGCATTGACCACGAATGGCTTGATTAGTTCGCATACAAACTGCGCGGGTATTCATGCGCATAATGATTAAGGCCAGTGGTGTGAAAACTATATAAAGAGCCACCACCAGTACCTATCCAAAACTCCCTGTTTTGACGAATGCCATCCGTTAGGTATGAGTGGTTTAGATGGTTGACATAAGAAGCATTAGACCACCAGAAATTTCCAGAGAAGTGCGGGAAGTATCCGTAGTAACAGTGGTCCATATATAGACACCCAACGGCGTCATGTTCTTGTAGTTTCTCAACAGCATCTTGCCATTTTTCTATGCAAAAATATTCCATAATTTTGCGCCAGTCATATGTTGATTGCATGGGCTGAGTAACGCCTTTTGTGTGCATGTATAAGACTGAATAGTTGTCGTTGTGTGCGCAAAAATCTTTTAAAGCAGTAAGGGTCGGCGTCTCTTCCGTCCAGGGTTCTTCGTTCTTGATGAACCTAAACTTACCGAACGACTCTGGGATATCATTTCCGCTTACGCCAACATGAATGAACTCACATGCTTCGGCAAGTCCAGAATTAACTAGGAGTTGAGACTGTTCGGCTAAAAGATTTCCCCAATCACCGTGTTGATATAGGTGATAGAAAACTGCGAGTTTATTATGCTTTATGGACTCAGAAGAGGTAGTTGTTGTTTGATGCATGTTTTGAGGAATTTTGACTCCTCATTAAATAATACTAAATAGAACTATGCAACAACCGTTTCTTTCTTTAGAATCGCAGTCGCTTCTGAGCCAGCCACACTGCCGTTGGTAACGGTTACCATAAGTGCCAGTTGTCGTTGTGATATGCTTTCTGTGCGAATTTGACCACCGATTCCAACAGCAACCCAGAGGTTGTTGCCATGGGTAACAGAGAGGATTTCGCTAGTACCAAAGTTTGATGTTCTTGTAACCCAAGTAATTGCGTCGGTTGAGGTACGGAGTTGACCATAGGCTCCAGCAGCAACCCAGAGATTGTTGCCGTAAGCAGCAGAGAGGATGCCTGCATTACCAAAGTTTGAAGTTCTCGTAGTCCAAGTTATTGCATCTGTTGAGGTGCGGAGTTGACCCACACCACCACCAACAACCCAGAGGTTGTTGTCGTAAGCGACGGCACCAATGTTTTCCGAAAGGTTTGATGTTCGGGTTGTCCAAGTAACTGCGTCGGTTGAAGTGCGGAGTTGACCACCGTACCCACCCGCAACCCAGAGATTATTGCCGAAGGCAACTTGGCGGATGCCTGTATCACCAAAGTTTGAAGTTTGTGTTACCCAAGTAACAGCATCGGTTGAGGTGCGGATTTGACCCATTTGTCCAACAGCAACCCAGAGACTGTTGCCGTAAGCAACGGAGTGGACGCTTTGAAAACCAAAGTTTGAAGTTTGTGTTACCCAAGTTATTGCGTCGGTTGAGGTACGAATTTGACCAGCCAAACCCTGACCACCACCAGCAACCCAGAGGTTATTGCCGTAGGCAACGGAGCGGATGCGTGTATTACCAAAGGTTGATGTTTGTGTCACCCAAGTTACTCCATTGGTTGAAGTACGAAGTTGACCATAGTCCCCACCAGCAACCCAGAGGTTGTTGCCGTAGGTAACGAAATGGATGGAATCGTATGGACCAAAGTTTGAGGTTTGAGTAGTCCATGTCTGTTGGAGACTCAATGACACTGTTGCTGGAATCGCCGCTGGTGGATTTATTTCACTGGCGGAGCGGAGTTCTCCATAGTTTCCACCAGCAACCCAAACGTTGTTGCCGTAGGCAACGGAGAAGATTTGTGTATCACCAAAGTTTGATGGTCGGGTTGTCCAAGTTATTGCATCAGTTGAGGCGCGGATTTGACCCATTTGTCCACCAGCAACCCAGAGACTGTTGCCGTAGGCGACGGAGTTGATGCCTGTATTACCAAAGTTCGATGTTCGGGTTGTCCAAGTAACTGCGTCGGTAGAAGTGCGGATTTGACCAGCAGAATGATATCCCCCACCAGCGACCCAAACGTTGTTGCCGTAGGCAACGGAGTTGATGTATGTGTAGCCACCAAAGTTTGAGGTTCGTGTTGTCCAAGTTATTGCATCAGTAGAGGAACGGAGATTACCTCTTCCAACAGCAACCCACAGGTTGTTGCCATAGGCAATGGAGAAGATGCCTCCGATATAATTATTAGGAAAGGTTGAGGTGCGTGTAGTCCAAGTAACAGCATCGGTTGAGGTGCGGAGATGACCATAGTAACCACCAGCAACCCAGAGGTTGTTGCCGTAGGCAACGGAGAAGATTTGTGAATTACCAAAGTTTGAAGTTTGTGTTACCCAAGTTATTGCGTCAGTTGAAGAGCGGATTTGACCAGTCATACCACTAGCAACCCAAAGGTTGTTGCCATAGGCAACGGAATAGATATATGCATTACCAAAGTTTGAAGTTCTGGTTGTCCAAGTTATTGCATCTGTAGAGGTGCGGAGATTTCCACCTCTTCCACCAGCAACCCAGAGACTGTTGCCGTAGGCAATGGACGATATTCTGGAGGTACCAAAGTTTGAGGTTCTGGTAGTCCAAATCCACACACCAGAATATTCACTTCTATTTACAGACACCGAACCGTACTCTTGGATTGAAGCACCTAAACCATTTTCGGTAGCAAAATACTTTTTGCCAATTACCCCAGCATCCTGAAACAAGGTCAGCGAATAGTCGGCGGACTTAACAGTGCCAGTCAGTACAGAGTCAAGGGTCGTTTCTGAAGCAGTATCAATTACTACTTTGGTAACAGACGTAGAGACATTGTCTCCAATATCTAAGCCGTTTTTTACCTTGAAATTTTTATCAGCCATGAACGGGTACTCCGTTCACCTAGACTGAAACACGCGCCTAAAACTAGCAACATAGTAAAACTCTTTTCTTACTTGTAAACGCAGAGGATATAACTGTCTGAAACCCTGTCAACATCTGTTGGTTCTTGTGTTTCTCGGTCCATTACTTTTCCGGGAACAACCGACTGGAACACTTCATAGGTGTGACCTTGTGCGGTCATATAAGCCTCAAGTTGCACAAGCGTATGCTGCCAATCGTTTGCGCCTTCACCAGCATCTTGGATGTCTTCAATCAAGTACATTCCGCCAGTTTTTACTGCTGAGAAGAGTGCTTCAAATGTTGCGATGGTATTTGCGTAGACATGTGAAGCATCATCAAGAACCACGTCAAACTCAACGTCAAATTCTGCCTTGAGAGCATCAAACGATGCTGGGACTTCTTGGTCGACTGCATGCGTTCTGATATTGCCAGAATTAAATAATTGTGATTCTTTCTTGTCTGCGCCGTAGATATTTGCAGATGGGAATACCGATGTCCATGCGTTGAGGTCGGTGTGCTGAAGTTCGTTCAGGAAAAGACCTACTTCAAGAAAGTTGTTTACGGTCTTGCCCTCAAACAGATGAGCGAATACTTTTTCGTACTCGTGTCCAGACGCTTTGTCCGAATACGAGGCGTTCAGCGCCGTGGCGATTGTTGTTGCGAGAGCCTCGTTGAAGGCGTAAGTTCCGTGTAGTTTCATAGGTAAAATGATAACACATACCGCCGCGTCTTAAGTGAGCATGTATAGAATGACCCTATGACAATTCCACACTTTAATGTAGTTATCTGCACCCCTGGCTCAAGCATGGTTCCCGCCTACGTTCGGAGCCTGTTGAAAGTCACCTATTACATGAACCAAAACAACATCACTTGGAACTTCATGACTGAGTACTCCTCGCACGTGGCTGATGCCCGAGAGCGAACAGTTGGCGGAAGTGCCTTCAATGACAAAAACTGTCGCAAGCCAGGCAATGGCGAGTGGACATACGACAAGTTGTTCTGGATTGACTCAGACATTGAATGGGAGCCAGATGACTTCTTCAGACTTCTAAACTCAGACAAACAAGTCATCTCCGGGTGCTACATGATGGAGAGCGAAGAAGTAACGGTGTACCCTGTTCCGCTTGGTCCGCCACTACATAAGAACGACATCTTAAAACTTAAGGCGCCATTCACTACTCGTGGAGTTGGGTTTGGATTTTTGGCAGTTGCTTGCGGAGTATTTGAACGCCTTGAACGTCCGTGGTTTTCCTCTACTCACGTAACAATTCAAAATCCTGAAACAGGAGAAAAGGAATATAAATTTCCACTTATGGGCGAAGATACGTCGTGGTGCGAAAAGGTGTATCAGATGGGAATTGACATCTGGGTTGACCCGCTCGTTCGTGTTGGTCATCAAAAGACAGTGAAGTTGCGATGGCCGAGTTAAGCGGCAAATTGCCACCCCGTGGTGGTTCAGACATCATGGAAGAAGGATTACGCAAGAGAATTAATTTCGACGACTACAACGTAAATTTAATTCTCTCTCGCTGTATTGAAGACCAGATTGATTCAAGCAAAAAGAACATCCTTTGGCAACACTTAAACTACAACGAGCCATTGACGCAGGGAATGACCAATAAGTTCTTCACCCGTTGCATTGATGCTTATGTCTATGTGTCCCATTGGCAGCATGAAAAGTTTCGTTATGTGTACCACATTCCAGTAGATAATGCACATGTAATTAAAAACGCTATTGAGCCAGTTAAATACCAACAGCGCAAGAAGGGCGAGAAGATTCGCCTTATCTATACATCTGCGCCTTTTCGTGGATTAGATGTACTGCTTGATTCGTTTGAGTTGCTTGAACGTGACGATGTGGAACTCTATGTTTATTCTTCCACGATTGTCTATGGGACCGATTACGACCTAAAGCACGGTAGTGATTACGCGGCGCTGTTTGAGCGAGCCAAGAACATGAAGAATGTTTTTTATATGGGGTACGCACCAAATACCGAAGTTACTCAAGCATTACAGCAATCACACATCTTTGCCTACCCAAGCATGTTTGAAGAGACTTGCTGTTTGGCAATGATTGAGGCTGGGGCGGCTGGATGTCGGCTTATCGGGCAAAACCTTGGGGCCTTGGCTGAAACTGGTGGAGAGTTTGCGACACTTGTACCGATACAGATTGATAAGAAAAGAATCGCTGAAAAGTATGCATCGGCATTAAATCAAGCCATTGATAACTATTGGGATGATGAGCCAATGCTTCAACAACAGTCGCAATACTTTAACCACTTTTATTCGTGGGATAGAATTGTTAAACAGTGGAAACAAGTGTTAGAAAATATCTAGCAAATTTCTATGCAACAACCGTTTCTTTCTTTAGAATCGCTGTTGCTTCGGAGCCAGATATGCCTGCATTAGTCACGGTTGCCGTAAGTTTTAGTTGACGTTCTGCTGGGTTTTCTGTAGCAATTTTACCAGCACCACCGCCAGCCACCCACAGACTATTGCCGTAGGCAATGGACCCGATAAATGTAGTACCAAAGTTCGAGGTTTGGGTTGCCCAAGTTATTGCATCTGTTGAGGTACGAATTTGACCTGAGGACCCACCTATAACCCAAAAATTGTTGTTATAGGCAACGGAGTTGACTTGCTGATTAGCCCCTACAAAGTTTGAGGTGCGTGTAACCCAGGTAATTGCGTCTGTTGAGGTACGAATTTCACTGGCGTTATAAGCGCCACCTATAACCCACACGTTATCTCCGTAAGCAACGGAGAGGATAGATGGAAAATTGCCATAGTTTGGGGTTCTTGTGGTCCAAGTGATTGCGTCAGTTGAGGTGCGAAGTTTACCTCTGTACCCACCAGCAACCCAGAGGTTGTTGCCGTAAGCGACGCAGTTGATTTTTCCAGTAAAATCTTGGTCGAAGGTTGATGTTTGTGTTACCCAAGTTACTGCGTCAGTGGAGGTACGAAGTTGACCATAATCCCCACCAATAACCCAAAGGCTGTTGCCGTAGGCAACGGCGTTGATGCGTGTATTACCAAAGTTTGAGGTTTGAGTTACCCAAGTAATAGCGTCGGTAGAGGTGCGAAGTTCACCATTGGCCTGATACATACCACCAGCAGCAAGCCAGAGGCCATTGCCGTAGGCAACGGAGCGAATGTGTGAAGTAAAGTTAGATGTTCGTGTAGTCCAAGTTACTGCGTCGGTTGATGTACGAAGTTCACCAGAGTTTCCACCAGCAACCCAAACGGCGTCACCATAGGCAACGGAGTTAATGTTGTTGTTGCTGTAATTACCAAAGTTTGAGGTTCGTGTAACCCAAGTCTGGACCAGTGCAACTGAAACTGTTGCTGGAACTGCCGCTGGTGAAAATAGTTGAGCAGATGACGTACGGAGTTGACCATTGTCAGCAGCAGCAACCCAGACGGCGTCACCGTAGGCAAAGAAGTTGATAGTTGTATTACCAAAGTTTGATGTTCGTGTTACCCAAGTAATAGCGTCGGTTGAGGTGTGAAGTTGACCATAACCCCCCCCGGCAACCCAGAGGTTGTTGCCGTAGGCAACGGCGAGGATGTTGACGTTATTAGCAAAGTTTGAGGTTTGAGTAGTCCAAGTGACTGCGTCGGTAGAGGTACGGAGTTGACCAGAGCGGGAACCAGCGACCCAGAGGTTGTTGCCGTAGGCTACGGCATCGATTCTTCCAGAAAAACTATTTGGAAGGTTTGATGTTCGTGTTACCCAAGTTACTGCGTCAGTTGAGGTACGAAGTTGACCACTGTATCCACCAGCCACCCAAAGGTTATTGCCATAGGCAACGGAGCGGATTTGTGAGTTACCAAAGTTTGACGTTCTTGTAACCCAAGTAATAGCGTCGGTTGAGGAACGGAGTTGACCACTGCTTCCACCAGCGACCCAAAGGTTGTTGCCATAGGCAACGGAGCGGATTTGTGCATAACCACCAAAGTTTGACGCTCTTGTAGTCCAGGTTATTGCATCGGTTGAGGTACGAAGTTGACCGTAGTACCCAGCAGCAACCCAGACGTTGCCGTAGGCAACGGAGCGGATGACTCCACTATAATTACTTGGAAAGTTTGACGCTCTTGTAGTCCAGGTTATTGCATCGGTTGAGGTACGAAGTTGACCGTAGTACCCAGCAGCAACCCAAAGGTTATTGCCGTAGGCAACGGAGTAGATTCTTCTATTACCAAAGTTTGATGTGCGGGTTGTCCAAATGCTTGCATCGTTAGGCGTAATGTATTCTTCTCTATTTACAGAGATAGAAGCGTATTCTTGGATTGATGCGCCAGTACCATTTTCGGTAAAAAAATACTTTTTGCCTACAACACCAGTATTCCCTTGATATAGGGTTAGCGAATAATCGGCGGACTTAATAGTCCCAGTTAGTACGGAGTCAAGGGTTGTTTCTGAGGTTCTATTGATAGTCGTCTTAGTAACAGACGTGGCGACATTGTCTCCAATGTCTAAGCCGTTTTTTACCTTGAAATTTTTATCTGCCATCGCTGTTCACTTTCCCGTTGATGTAGAAACAATAATATCACTTTTTATTACAGGGTTGTCTTAAGTACCTTTACCTCAGCATTGGTAGTTGCGGCGTCTGTAATAGTTGCACGAAGTCGTACATCTGAGCCTGAGATATCGGCGGACAGAGTGAGCGGCATTTCTACAACTGACGATGTGGTATCCGTAGCAGAGGTGCGAAGTTGACCCTCATATCCAGCAGCGACCCACAGACTGTTGCCGTAGGCGACGGACTGGATAGTTGTATTACCAAAGTTTGAGGTTCGTGTTACCCAGGTGATTGCATCAGTAGAGGTGCGGATTTGACCACCGGCACCACCAGCAACCCAGAGGTTGTTGTCGTAGGCAACGGATTGGATATGTGAGTTACCAAAGTTTGAGGTTTGAGTAGTCCAAGTTGTTGCGTTAGTTGAGGTGCGGAGTTGACCACCATATCCAGCAGCAACCCAAAGGCTATTGCCGTAAGCAACGGAGTAAATTTTCCCGTAGTTGTCAGGTGTAAAGTTTGATTCTTGGGTTACCCATGTTACAGCGTCAGTAGAGGTGCGGAGTCGACCAAAACTTCCAACAGCAACCCAAAGGTTATTGCCGTAGGCAACGGATTCGATGGACCCACCAGAATAATTATTTGGAAAGTTTGATTCTTGTGTTACCCAAGTTATTGTGTCGGTTGAGGTGCGGAGTTGACCATAGGTTCCAGCAGCAACCCAGAGGTCGTTGCCGTAGACAACGGAGAGGATGTCTCCAGAATAATTATTATTAAAGTTTGAGGTTTGGGTTACCCAGGTGATAGCATCTGTTGAGGTGCGGAGTTGACCAAAGTATCCACCAGCAACCCAGATGTTGTCACCGTAGGTGACGGATTGGATTTGATAAGTATCAAAGTTTGGGGTTTGTGTAACCCAAGTCACTGCATCAGTAGAGGTGCGGAGTCGACCATTCGCTCCACCAGCGACCCAGAGGTTGTTGCCGTAAGCGACGGATTGGATTTGTGGAGTACTAAAGTTTGATTCTTGGGTTACCCAAGTTACAGCACCAGTACCTGCAACTACTTCTACTTCTGTTCCACCAATTGATAATTCTCCATACTGAGACAAATCAACAGTTGTTCCGTTATGTAGAGCAAGAGCCTTACTGGAATACCTACGGTCTCCCTGTGTTGCTTTTACGGTAAATTCAACCGTATCGGAATCAGACAGCGGGAATGAGGCAACTGTAGTAGCGGTATTTGCGGTTACGGTTGTTTCTACAATTTCGCCAACATTATCTGCAACAATACTTTTGCTGACTACAAAGTTTTTTTCAGCCATGATTACGATTCTCCCACAGTTGTTGTCGAAACTTTAACAGTTGCATTAGTTGTCGCGGCATCTGGAATCGTCATGCGCAAACGAACATCGGAACCAGAAATATCTGTATTGAACGTAACGGAGGCAGATGATGTCAAACCGCCAACATATACAGCAGCGGTGTCTACAGCAGAGGTGCGAAGTTGACCGTAATTGCCAGCAGCAACCCAGAAATTGTCGCCGTAGGTGAGCCCGAAGATACTTCCATTTGAAGTGTCTACAAAGTTTGAAGTTCTAGTAGTCCAAGTGATTGCGTCGGTTGATGTGCGGATTTCACCGTTTCGTGCAGCACCGACCCAAAGACCGTTGCCGTAAACAATTTCATTGATACTATTACTAAAGTTTGAGGTTCGTGTTACCCAAGTTATTGCGTCAGTAGAAGTGCGGAGTCGACCCTCGGCACCACCAATAGCCCAAAGGTTGTTGCCGTAGGCTACGGCAACGATGGCCCCAGTAAAGTTTGAGGTTTGAGTTACCCAAGTAATTGCGTCTGTCGACGTACGGAGTTGACCGTAGTATCCAGAAGCAACCCAGAGGTTATTGCCGTAGGCAACGGAGCGGACTATTGTATTACCAAAGTTTGATGTTTGTGTTACCCAAGTTATTGCGTCTGTTGAAGAGCGGATTTGACCATCGAATCCAGTAGCAACCCACAGGTTGTTGCCGTAGGCAACTTCCACAATACGATAATTACCAAAGTTTGATGTTCGTGTTACCCAAGTAATAGCGTCGGTAGAGGTGCGAAGTTGACCACCTTGCCCACCAGCAACCCAAAGGTTGTTGCCATGACCCAAAGCATACACAGCACTGGGATAATTGGGGCTAAAGTTTGAGGTGCGTGTGGTCCAAGTTATTGTGTCGGTTGAAGTAATAATTCTGCCGTAGTATCCACCAATAGCCCAAACGTCGTTGCCGTAGGCGGCAGCATAGATGCCTCCAAAAAAAGCATTTGCAAAGTTTGATGTTCGTGTTACCCAAGTTACAGCGCCAGTTCCAGCCACTGCTTCTTGTCCGCCAATTGATAGTTCTCCATACTTAGTAAAGTCAGCAGTACTGCCGTTATGAAGAGCAAGAACTTTTGTTGAATATAGACGGTCACCCTGACCGACCTTCACATGGAACTCTGCCGCTTTTGCGCTTGCAGTTGTAAACGTAGCAACGGTGGTCTCTGTATTTGCAGAGAGGGTTGTCGTAGTAACGGCAGCGCCAACAGCAGCCCATTCAACTCCGGTTCCGGTTGTCTTTAGGAACTGACCTGACGTTCCAGTTCCACCACCAGCGGTGAGTGTTCCAGTAAGCGTCGCGCTACTAAGAGTCTTATTGGTAAGGGTGTCGGTCGACGAAATTGTCGGCACATTAACACCTTCAACGGCGAGTCTGCCAGCAGCAGAACGTGACAGTGTTGTATCTGATGCGTGACCAAGTTCAACAGCCTCAAACTGAACAGAAGATGAAGTCGCAACTGATTGACCGATTGCGATACTTGGCGACGAACCCTCGCCTGGTGTGTGCGTGACCGTTACACCAGTTCCGCCGGTTACATCAGAGACGTAATTACCTGTGGTATCAGTGCCGAGAGCGACGCTATTCGCTGCGATAGTTGCGGTGATTGATGCGTTAGCCGAACCGTTGAAGGAAACTGAACCAGTTACATCACCAGTCAGTTCAATCGTGCGCGATATAGCAAGTGCCGTAGCGGTGTCGGCATTGCCAGTTACGTTGCCAATCAGTGGAGCAGTAACAGCAGCAAAAGTTACCGAGGATGATGTCCCAACGGCCTGGCCGATTGCAATGGTTGGACTTGAACCCTCACCCGGGGTGTGAGTTACAGTAACACCAGTGCCCGCTGTTACGTCATTGACATAGTTGCCAACAGTGTCGCTACCCAGATTGATTGGGTCATTCACCCATGCTGAACCGTTCCACTTGAGGAAATCTCCTGATGCAGCAGATGCTGTCGAAACATCACCGATTTCGTCAAGACTGTTAATCGTCTGAGCATCAACATAACTAACAGTTGCAATATCTACATATGTTGAACCGTCTTCAGTGAGTTCCCACTTATCCGAAGTTTCATTCCAGCGCAACGCTACGTTTGTGGAAGAGCCTCGCTCGATTTCAAGTCCGGCGTTTTGTGATGGGGCGCCAGTCTCGTTGCTGTTCAGAACAATGAGGTTGTCGGCAAGATTGATTGTTTCTGTATTAACAGTTGTTGTTGTTCCGTTGACTGTCAGGTCGCCAGAAACAATGAGGTTGTCGTCGATTGTGACTGTTCCACCTGCAGAGTCAATTACGAGATTGCCAGCAGTTGTATCAATTTCTGCTGATGCCGAAATGCCAATCTGAACACCGTCTGCCGTAACTCCAGCGAATGATGGGTTATCAGATGTGCCGACTGCCTGGCCGATAGCAATAGTTGCTGAAGAACCTTCACCAGGTGTATGTGTAACGGTTACGCCAGTGCCAGCAGTAACACCTGACATATAGTTGCCGGTAGTGTCTGTGCCGAGAGCGACAGAGTTTGGCTGGACTGTCGCAGTGATTGTTACATCAGATGTTCCATTGAAAGATACTGAGCCGCTAAGGTCGCCACTAAGACTAATCGCACGTGAGTTTTGTAGCGCCGTGGCGGTTCCTGCATTCCCAGAAACATCACCAGTGACATTGCCTGTCACGTTTCCAGTTACAGGGGCTGAAACATGCGCAAAAGTCACAGAGGCAGTAGTTGCTACGTCTTGACCAATCGCAATCGAAGCAGATGACGACTCACCAGGAGTATGCGTTACTGTTACACCCGTTCCAGAAACTACATCGGAAACAAAATTACCGGTCGTGTCTGCACCAAGAGCAACAGAGTTGGGCTGCACTGTTGCAGTAATCGTTACATCCGAAGTTCCATTGAACGATGCAGAACCCGAAAGGTCTCCACCAAGATTGATTGTGCGCGATGTCTGGAGGGCAGTTGCAGTTCCAGCATTGCCTGTCAAATCTCCAGTTACATTTCCTGTGATTGGTGCAGAAACATGAGCGAACGTGACAGACGAAGAAGTACCAACAGCCTGACCGATTGCGATTGTTGCATTTGAACCTTCGCCAGGCGTATGCGTAATCGTGACACCGGTACCCTGAGTGAGGTCCGACATATAGTTGCCAGTTGTGTCCGTACCAAGGGCAACACTGTTTGGCTCAACGGATGCCGTGATTGTTACATCGGAGGTTCCGTTAAATGACACCGAACCAGACAAGTCTCCACCAAGAGAGATAGTTCGTGCACTCTGAAGTGCACTAGCAGTCCCTGCATTGCCAGAAATATTTCCGGTGACATTGCCGGTCAAATCGGCAGACACATGAGCAAATGTCACAGAAGCAGTGGTAGCCACGCTTTGTCCAATAGAAACAGATGCTGTTGAGCCTTCACCTGGGGTGTGGGTAATGGTTACACCAGTACCTTCAGCCAATCCCACCATGTAGTTGCCCGTTGTATCTGTGCCAAGAGCAACTGAATTTGGTTCAACCGAAGCGGTAATCGTGATGTCGCCAGAGCCATCAAACGAAGCCGAACCAGACAAATCTCCGCCGAGTGAAATGGCGCGAGCAGTATGTAGGGTTGTCGCAGTATCAGCATGAAGATTGGCTACTTCTGTTGTTGACGAAACCGCAAATGGCGCAGTTCCGGTTGTGACTGTGCTTTCAAAAGTCTCAGCAACTACTGGTGCTGGAGAATATGTAGCGTGGGCAACATCAATCGGGCTTGATGGTTCAGGCTCGTAAGAATCAAAAAACTTGAACTTCCCGTCAGTTGCATCGCGGAAAACACCAGCATGTCGGTAAGTGCCGTCGTTGTAGTTTCCTGCGATACCAAGGTCAACGTTCGAAACGCTGCTTGAGACATTGAGGTAGATGAACGGGTCATCAATTGCAAGGCTTGTTTGATTTTCGGTAATGACAGAGCCACTTACGTAAAGGTTTCCACCAATTGTTAAGTCATGAGTTGACTCAATTGTGTGGAAAACAACAGACGAAGAAGTACCAACAGCCTGACCGATTGCGATTGTTGGGGTTGAACCCTCACCGCTGTTATTGGAAAGAGTTACGCCAGTTCCAGCAACAAGATTCTGGACATAGTCACCAACTGTGTCTGTCCCAAGATTAATTTGGTCATTTACCCAAACTGCAGATGCGCTGTTGTACTTAAGGAAATCGCCATTTGCAGCACTGATTATTTTGACGTCGTGAAGTTCTTCGAGTTCATAGCCATTCTGTGTGGCGACATAAATGATGCCGTTAACGGTTGCGCGAACGACAACGCCCACAAATACAAGGTGGTCTGGAGCGCTTGGCTTGGTTGTTGTGAATGCGCCATTCTCGCCGAGCCACAGAACGTCGCCAGCGGAGTAACCGACGGACAAGTCAATTCCGTCAACATAACCACGAGTAATTACTGGACCGTTTTGAGATGCGGCAATGTTTGCACCGACCAGTCCGACAGTCTTGGAGGATGTTAAGTCAGAACTATTGTCAGCACGTTTTACTGACGCATGGTCGCCAGTGCCGCCAAACAGGTAAACGACTGTTCCCGTCGTGAGGGTGGTCGCTTCAGCGTTTTGGACATAACTAACGACAGGGGAATACTGGTTAATCCAACTTGTGCCGTTATATGAAAGACCCTGGAATTCTTCTGGGCTAGTAATCACCGTATCGGTGAGGTCATTTAGGGCCGCGTTGAGAGCAATCGATGCACTTGAACCCTCTCCTGGTGTGTGCGTAACAGTTATTGCGGTACCAGCAACTACATCAGCAACATAATTGCCAGTGGTGTCAGTTCCAAGAGCAACGCTATTTGGTTGAACAGTTGCGGTAATGCTCACATCTTGAGAACCGTCAAATGAAACAGAGCCGCTAAGGTCGCCAGTAAGAGAAATTGCTCTCGATGTTTGCAAGGTTGTTGCTGTGCTTGCATTCCCAATTACCGGTGCAGTTACTGCAGCAAAAGTTACAGATGCTGTGGTTGCAACATCTTGTCCGATTGCGATGCTTGCACTTGAACCCTCGCCGGGTGTGTGACTGACAGTAACTCCAGTGCCTGCAATGACATCATTTACAAAGTTTCCAGTTGTATCAGTACCAAGAGCAACGCTATTTGGTTGAACGTCAGCAGTGATAGTGATATTTGTTGAACCATCAAAAGATGCAGAGCCACTGAGGTCTCCGCCAAGAGAAATTGCTCGTGCTGTCTGAAGTGTTGATGCTGTGTCTGAATTACCAGTGACATCTCCAACAAGGTCAGCAGTTACGTTTGCAAATGTGACAGAAGCAGAGGTATTAATGTCCTGAACAAGAGACAAAGAGGCGGAGGAGCCTTCACCCGCTGTATGGTTTACAGTAATTCCCGATGAGTCTGCAACGACATCAACAAGATAATTACCGGTTGTATCTGTTCCAAGGGCAACGCTGTTCGGCTGAACATCAGCAGTAATTGTGATATTTGCAGAACCATCGAATGAGGCAGAACCCGAAAGGTCTCCACCTAAACTGATTGCTCGTGCTGTTTCAAGTGTTGTCGCTGTTGATGCATTTCCAATGACTGGTGCAGTAACAGCCGCAAAACTTACAGATGAAGATGTCTCAACATCTTGACCTGCGGCAATATTGCGATATGTTGAACCATCCTCGGTGAGTTCCCATGAATCGTTTGCTTCATTCCACCTAATTGAAACATTGTCTGATGAGCCCCGCTCTACTTCAATGCCGGCATTTTGAGATGGCGAACCAGTCTGATTATTGTTAAGAACAATAATATTGTCATCAACTGTAAGTATTTCTGTATTTATATATGTCGCACTTCCACTGACGGTAAGAGTTCCTGTAATAACAACATCATCGTCAAGTGTCGTGGTTCCGCCAGCAGAATCGATAGTTAGATTTCCGCTGACAGTATCGATTTCTGTTGTATTCGAAATACCAATCTGAACGCCGTCTGCGGTCAGCCCGGCAAAAGAAGGGTTGTCGGTTGTGCCAACAGCCTGTCCAATTGCGATAGATGCCGACGAACTTTCACCCGGAGTATGAGTAATAGAAACACCTGTACCAGCAACGACATCGGACATAAAGTTTCCGGTCGTATCTGTTCCAAGAGCGACAGAGTTCGGCTCTACTTGCGCAGTGATAGTTACATTTTGAGAGCCATCAAACGAAACTGAACCCGACAAATCTCCAGCAAGAGAAATTGCTCGTGCAGTTTGGAGAGTTGTGGCTGTATCTGCATTACCAGTAAGGTCCCCAGTTACATCTGCGTTTACGTGCGCAAATGTTACAGACGACGATGTCCCGACCGCCTGACCAATTGCTATTGTGGCGTTGGAGCCCTCCCCTGGGGTGTGTGTAATTGTTACACCGGTTCCCTGCGTGAGGTCTGACATGTAATTGCCAGTCGTGTCTGTGCCTAGCGCAACACTATTTGGCTGAACCTCGGCTGTAATTGTGACGTTCTGTGAGCCATCAAATGAAACCGAACCAGACAAGTCACCGCCAAGCGAAATTATGCGTGCTGTTTCAAGTTCTGATGCCGTATCGGCATTACCAGCGATATCACCAGTCAAACCACCAGGGAACGTAATTGTTACTCCGTCACTGGTGATTTCTGCTCCACCAAGATTGATACTTGTTCCAGAAAGATAAATATCACGGAAGCGAGCAGAAGCAGAACCAAGGTCATATGTTTCAGTTGCGTCAGGCAGGATGTGTCCACCAACTTCTGTAAGTCCAGCAACAGTCAATGCTGCAAATTCAACAGACGCAGAAGTTGCAACATCTTGTCCAATTGCCACAGACGCACTTGAACCTTCACCAGGAGTATGTGTAACAGTTACGCCAGTGCCAGCAACCACATCAACCATGTAGTTTCCTGTGGTGTTAACACCAAGTTCGACTCCATCGCTAACGACAGTCGTAACAATGTTAACATTTGTAGAACCATCAAATGAAACTGAACCAGTAACGTCACCACTTAATTCAATTACTCGTGCTGTTTCCAGCGTTGTTGCTGTATCTGCATTACCAGTTAAGTCACCAAGAACATCGCCACTTACATCAGCGTTAACATGAGCAAATGTTACGGAAGCGCTAGTGGCAACATCCTGACCAATTGCAACTGATGCTGTAGAACCTTCACCTGGGGTGTGACTAATTGTTACGCCAGTACCTCCAGCGACATCAACCATGTAATTACCGACTGTGTCGGTCGAAAGATTTACGGCATCGTTAATCCAAGCAGAGCCGTTCCAGCGAAGGAAATCGCCGTTGGACGCAGAAACAATTGTTACGTCGGCAAGGTCGTTGAGGCTAGAACCAGTAAGGTTGCCATTGAAGTACGGCAAGGAGTTAAACGCAGTAGTGCCGTCACCAATCTTAAATTTGTTGGTATCGGTTTCTAGACCAATTTCGCCAGCGTAAAGAACTGGGTTGTTGGATGCCCACGAAGCAGCAGTGGCACGCTTAAGTTGAATCCTTGCACCAGCCATTACAGCGTACCTCCATCAAATCCCACGATTACATAGTTTGTTACTTCTGCTTCGTAAATCTCAGGAGAGAGATTACCACCATCTACATCGCCTGACAGTAAGCCACCACTTCCGATTCCGGATACTTCTGTCCACTGAGAATTTGACCTAAAAAAGAACTTGTTATTTGTTGTATCTACGGCCAAAGCGCCGTTTGGAAGTGTTGCTGATGGGGTGCCGCTAGTCGTAAGAGTAACAAGTCCTAATGCGGCCTGAAATACATCATCTGTATACAGGGTATTTGCAGAAATTCGATAGAGTGTCGTATCTCCGGCTACTGAACCAGATGACCAAGTAAGTCGTCCGCCGGCGTCAATTCTTACTCGGGGATGAGCATCGTTATTTACGCGAGCGGAAATAGCCTCATCGCTTGCGCTACTAAACTCAATCCCGCGTAGCGGGGTTCCTACAAATCTCGTCATTTGAATCCAGCCTCAACTGTTTTCTTATCGTTCGCACCCCTCAAGGTGCTATGAATATTGCTTATCCGGTTATGACAACCGTGTAAGCGCTTGAAGAAGGTGCGACAGAGAACGAAACTACAACGCTGTCCTCTGTTGTCCTTACAACATCCGCGATAACGGTGTCATAATTAGAAGAATCGTACACCTGAACCATAACCGCACGTGTATTGAAGTTATGTGTAACAGTGTAGGAAGTATTCGCTCCGTCTCCAATAACCCTGTTTGCGATACGAGCAAGCGTCGGGGTGCTGGTGTTTGCACCTGACGATGAGGTGCTTGCCAGGGAGTTGCGTGCCGCGGATGCCGATGTTTCTCCGGTACCACCTTGGTCAATTGGAAGTGTCCCGGTCGTGTCATTAGAGCCCTGCGCAAGGTCAATTGCGTCTCTGCTAATTACGCCCGATGTAAATGTAAGTCCGTCACCAGCAATGGAAGCACTAAGAGCAAGACCATTTGATGTTGTTGTTAGACCAGAAACACCAGAGTCAATCTTGATTTGCAAATCATCGCTTGAAATTTCAAGACCACCATTGGCGGCTGTGTTTACGCTTAAAACACCAACCGAAGCAGAAAGACCATTACCGGCAGCGCCAGACGCAATTCGCAAAGCATCTGACGAAACTTCAATGCTTAAGTTGTCAACATTTACGTTAAGTGTTGCTCCATCTTTTGAAAGTGCATCACCTGCAGTAATCTGTCCCGTGCCAGAAAACTGAGTAAATGTGAGTGCGGTTGCTCCAAGAGTTATTGTGTCGTTTGTTGTAAGAACAAAACCAGTGTCTCCATTTATTGTTCCTTCTTCGACGAACGTAAATGCTCCAGCAGTTACTTCAGCAGAAGAATCAAAATCTTCCGCTCGGACAGCAGCGCCAGATGCCTGAACAACATAAATACCGTTTTCAGAACCACTGCTTTGGTCTTTGACGAGAACTCGATTTCCAGCAGATAGAGTTACGCCATCAACAACATCGCCCGCTTCAAGTTGATTCGCAAGAGTGAGTGGTGCAGTTGTTGCAGCCCTTACTGATTGTTTAACATCAAGACCAGAGCGAGCGGAATCTACATATCCCTTTGTGGCTACATGAGCAGAGTCGGTTGGTGTGGCGGCCTTGAAGTTTCCACTGGCGTCACGAATAACTAATTTGCTTGCTGTTGCATCCGCTGTCGCATCGTCGAGTTTTGATTTATCCGACGTGGACATAACTCCAGCGTTGGACGATGTGGCGAGATTCGGAGTTATTGTAATCGAACCGTTCGACTCATTAATTGTTAAAGCCGCAGAAGCAGACCCGCCCGCCTCAACAGAAACAATTGCTTTCTTCCAACCAGTGCCATCATAATACTTAATGGTTTTTTCAGTAGAGTTGTAAATCAGGCGACCTTCAAAGTTGCCCGTGCTTGGGTCAGACGCGAGGACCTGGAACTTACCGTTCTGGAGTTCGTTCTGATTAAGATTTAAGTTTGTTACGAATTTCATGTTTTTTACCTCCAGAATTGCATCCTAAGAAAGATACGCCTTTCCAGCGAACGATTGTGAGAAGGTCACCGTAAGGGCGTTTTCAGAAGTATAAACGACTTCTCCAATTACCTTTGTTAGGGCTGTATCGACAATGCTTACGTTTGGGAAAAACTTCATATTGTGAGTAATGCTCCAAGTTGTTGAAGCGCTTGCTTGGTTATGAACAAATCTGGACTTTTCGCGGAGTTCTTCGATGGCTCCCTGAACAGTAACCGCCGTTATTTCTGATGTGGGGCTAAAGGAAATTTCTGCTGCACTATTGACTCCGCCTACCGCGTCATCAACATACTCAACTGTCGCATAGTTAATCTGTACAATTGGGTCAACATTGGGGACCAAATCTGCCAAATCTACAGTCCCGCCAATAGCGTCTTTGTCAATAGAAATAAAATACTTATTGAGCGAGGCACCCCTGATTCGCTCGGTTACCTCATAAGTAACTCCTTGGGGAACGGTCCCAGTATCGTTTGTTGCATAAAGAACTACAGAAAAAGTACCAGAAGCACTTAGCGTTGCTGTTATTTCTGTTGGCGCAATTGTTATGTTGTCTGCTGGTTGCCGCATAGCGGACGTTGCAAGAAAAGTTATACGCCCACTTCCGGCTCCCCCTGTGGCTGATAAAAACTCGCCAGTGACTGTTATTGGTGTAAATGCCATTATTGCGCCTTTTGTGTTACGTTCAGGGTTATAGCGTGCAGAATAGTATCATCTTCTGATTCGAAAAGTCTTTGGATGTCAAAGACTCGCACCCTAAAGACATTTTGATTTGCGACCAAGTTGGCGGAGTCAAGAGTGCTGACAATATCATCCACTAGGGTTACGTCCTCGCTGGCCCTTATCTGCCACAGATTAACTCTTAACTGTCTGGTTCTGGCTAAGACTCTTTTATCCCCAAGCAAAGAAGGCTGATTTGTTATTTCGTCACTAATTGTTATGTATGGGTACTGAGTTTCCGGTGGCGCAATATCCCTATATACGCGACTAGAGACACCATTCAAAGACGCATCAACAAGAGTTGTACGAATTGCCCCACCTATAGAAGCCATCAGATATCCATATCCACTTTGATTACTGTCCCACCAAGGGCTTTCGTTTTTCTCGAATATGCAATTTGCAGATGTCTTGCAATATTCGAATGAGCGACACTTGCAACTTTTTGTCTTGCCGGCAGCATGAACGGTCGTGCCGCCGTTTTAGTGTTTCCAAATTCAAGAGTTCTAGCAAATGAAGCGGTGCTGCCAAATTCCGCAACCGCAGGATTTTGATTGGGTTTGCTTACTACTTTTTGATAAATACTCGGCTCTAAATCTTCGCCCATCTCTGCTGCTGGTGGCTGACCGGGCTGTGATGACATTCTTTCTTTACTCTTTTTTCTGTACGGCTTATAACTTCCTTTATGAGCAATTGATTTTTTTACTTCATTAAATCCAATAACTGAAAGGTCTTTTGCCGCTTCTCTCATTTGATAAATTCCAGCCAAAATTATTTTTTTAATCATGGGGTCAACTGCGGCAAGCGCCTTATACACAGTCTGTGTTGGTGTTAATTTTTTTGCCATATTAACGCAACGTCCTTCTACATTCTGCTCTTAGGTGAGTTCTCGTGTAAAGCAATGAATCAATTTCATAAATGCCATCAAGTACCGGATGAATGTTTGATATAACAATTTGGTCGCCGTAAGTTACGCTTGCACTAAGCGGAATCCTGCAAACAATATTTCTTTCTTCGCTCAATTGCCCAGTAGTTCCTTCATCTACGTCTTCGGATTTTTTTTGATGAATGGAGCCATACACGGTTGTGTCAGAACCATCATTGGTCCAAATACCTTCATCTTCAGCAGATTGATTGGCGAAATCCGGTTCCATGTTTCTTATCGTGATTGGGGTGCGTGCGCCTCTCATTTAAATTATCACCCTTCGCTTAAATCTTTTAATCGAATTGAGTTCCGATGGAGTAAAACCTCCTTCGCCGGCTTGCGGAAATGTGTACTCGGTTCCCTCGACTTTTAGTTTTGCAAGGCCTTGTGCGTCAATTAAATATCTCCCCATCTCTCGGGTTGAAGCAGAATACAAAACTCTTTCCAGCGCGACAGTGTCATCTGATGTCATACCTGCCGTATAAGTAACAAGTGCTTGATTGCTAGTTCCAGCAATTCTGATGTTGTCTATGCCCCATGGGAAAATATCAAAATCAGAAACATTTTGTTGGACTTCTTCTCCTGCAAGACCAACATAGAATGAGGTAACGCTAATTACCGGTGCGTGACGCAAAAATATTTGGCGTTGATTGGGAACGAGTTTATGTTCTTCTTCCGTGTACGTACGAGCACCAAGTGGTCTATTTAAGTAATACTCCAACTCGGCTTCAAGGCTTGCAATAATAGACTGAGCGGCATCTTCTTGCGCGTCAGTAAACGTTTTCCCAATGTATATTTCTAGGTCGGTTGGGGTGATTATGGCCATGCGGCAGATAATACACCAAAATTTAAATTATTTAAACTGGCCTAAATCTGCCTCGCATACCCAAAAAATATCCTTATAGGCAAACGCTCCAAATTCGTCGTCGCCCAAATCAAGCAAGAATCCCATGTCTTTAGCATTGACTTTTATATCAACCTTTTCTACAAGCCCAAAACAAGAGTGCATAACAATATTGTCATCATCGAGCAGTTCCCAACCGTACCTAACTTCTATATTTTTTTGAAGATTATATGCGCTATGAATCATCCCTGTTGTCGTAAGGGTTGTTATTAATTGCTCATATGGGTTTTCGGGGCTAAAGTCCTCTCGCGCCATAAACACTTTTTGCAGCCCGGCTTTAATTATGGCAAATGCATGAGGATAGCCCCATGCATGGGAAAAATCGTAATGAGACGCGCCTTCTTGTTCTGGCTCGCTCACAATATTATTTCGTTTCGATATTCAGCGCTGAAGAAACAGTGATTGGTAGGACCTTGTACTTTTTTGCTTCGTCGACAGTGAGTCTGTCGCCTTTACTCTTAACCTTGACAGCAATGCCGTTTTGTGTTTCAAAAATATCTCTTGGAGCAATTACGTGTGTCATATCCTAACCTCAATTTAATAAACGTCAATAATTAAATGAATCCTATCAGTAGACCCATCATTATGGACGCTGTGATATTTGCCTGTATTATCCAATTCCCAAAACTCCGACTCCCTAAAGTGTTGCTTTTTATCTTCAACAACAAAATAGCATTGGTCGTTTGTTGTAATGGGTAAATGAATCCGCCTAGTCGATTGCAAAAATTCACCCCCATCCATATGGGTCCCAATTAAAGACCTTGCTTTTAGCAAAACTATATTTGCTCTTTTTATTTCTGAGGGTTCATTAATTGATGAGAGGTATTCAGAAATTTCATTAAGGTGTTTTTGGAATAATACGTATTTCGGATGCTCTATTTTTCTATGACCCTTTTTGTGGTCATAAAGAAGCGGTATGGTCATTGTGTCTTTGTGGCCAACAATATTTTTTTGTCTATAATTAAATTCTTTCCAGTCTGCATTAGACAAAGATAATATAGAATTTTTTAGTTCGCCCCAAAAATTTGGGCACTGCCCGATAAATCTAAATTCAAAAGGTTTGTGTTTGAGGTCTTTCATATAAGAAGAAAGCCGGGGCTTTCGCCCCGGCTAACTACTTTATCTCTTTAGTTATTAGGCTTCTGGTGCGCCGTCGAATTCAACTTCAACGAACGACTCTGGACGCTTAACAGCAAGAGCAAGACGCTCTTCAGCCAGGACCGCAACTGCGTTCCGGATGAAGAAGTCACTGTGTTGCTCAGCAACACGGATGCTGCCTTCCATACGGTCGTACAGAGTGGCGCCAATACCAAACGAACCAACAAGAGCGAAGCCCTCGGTGATTGCCGGAGTTGAAACCATTGGCAAGCGCCACAAGCGTGCTTCAGCACCAAGAGAAACCGACATGACCATCAAGTGACGCTCTTCAGCATCCTTGGTCAGTTCGATGTCTTCCATGTCGTTCGGGTGAACGATAATGCCCGTTGGCTCGTAGTAGGCGAGCAACGACTTGGTGATAGCGCGACGCACTGCGTCAATTCGCGTATCGCCAAGGCTGCCTGCGCTCCACACTTGCGACTGGATGCCTGAAGTCTCGCGGATACCGGTCAGGTTTGAGCCTGTGCCGTCGCCGTTCAAAATCTGGTCATCTTCTACAAGACGAAGGCCATAGAGCAACTCGTTGTCGATGATGCCACGAAGTGTTGGCTCATCGTCAAGAACGTTGCGGTGAGCAACTTCGAAGTGGGCAATAGTACGGACCGGAGCCTGCACACCAACCACCGTCATGGATGACTGTGGTTTTGCTGCGAACACTGCAGGTGAACCTGAGCGCTCTGCAACTGTCGAAGCATTATTGGTGAAACCGCTTACACGGAAAAACTCAATCATGTTCGTGTTTGTCTGCTGGACTGGGAACAGGTCGCGAACACGGCTGATACGCTTGGCGCGCTCAACGATGCCCTCTCGCTGTGGGGTTCCAAAATCACCAGGGGTGCCAGATGGCAATGCGGTGAAAATGTCCTTGACTTGATATGGAGCGTGCATCGTGTAGCCATTTCGACCACCTGCGACACTCTTGAATTCCTCGGAATCAATAAAGCGTTGTCCAACAGACTTACGCTCATCGGCTGGGGTCCAAAGGTTCTTGGAAGCCATTGGTGCTGGGGCAGGTGTACCTGCAGCCCATGCTTTGACTTCTTCGTGACCTTCGAGTGCCTCAATTTCCGCACGGATTTCACGAGCCTTAGCAAGTCCTGAACGGAATGCCTCGACATGCTTTACTTCAACTTGAACTTCTGGGCCACCCTCTTCGCGGTTAGCATCGACATGATTGACGATTTCGTCATTCTTGGCGAGTACATCCTTGAGGGCACCCTTAAGTTCCTTAAGACGGCTGTTTGTTGCCATGATATAGATACTCCTTTTAGAGTGTTGTACTTTTAGGATACAAGGTAAGCACCTCGTTGTAACAGAGTATGCTAGAACATTGGCCTGTTGTCAAGCAGGCAGACTAAGGATTTTCGTCTCCGTCTTCATCTTTTAAAAATTCTTGAAATAGGTCATCAATGATTGCCATTGGTGGGGCAACAATAATGTCTCCTTTAAAAGTTATTTTTGGCTCTGGTACCGCTATTTTCAACGCCAAAACAACTTTTTCCAATACGGCAGAAGCAATAAATGGAGGGACAGAACCCAAATCTACATGAATAGGTTCGTTTAGGTCATCTTCCGATACGGAAATAGTGATAACGGGAAATCTAATATCCCCATCATCTTGAAACTGGGCTATGTTCTGCATCTTTGCATCTCTCTATTCAGCAGGAGTATTCAATTCCTCTAAATATGCCTCTGCCATTGTAAATCCACATCTGCTCATAGTTGAACCATTCATCACCAACACCCTTTGGTTGGTACTGGACAACCGCAAGACCTTGTTGCCAATTTTCTGCGCCCTGCATTAATGGGCGACCAAATTCGTCTGCTCCGGATTTTGTTGATGGCACAGCGCCGTCGATTCTGCAGAGACAGCCTGGACTTGCTGCCATAATAGTTCTTGGACCGTGGTCGGTAATCCGAGTTCTATAAGCAACCTCAACGCGATGAATATGTCCGTAGATAACAGACCTGTGAGCGTCGTTCAAATACTTTGTGGTCGTAGAGCCATTTGATGTAACCCTGTCTCCATGACGAATAATTAAATTTTCATTAAGTGCTAAAAAGGATTCCGGGTATCCAGATAGATACTCAACCCCAAATTCATCCATTCTGCAAAGATTTGGCACTGAAAGAACTGGCCAATTTTCTCGCAGTTCCTCATCCAGCCTTCCCCGTGTTAAGCCAAATGCCGCCTCTGCATTTGTTTGGATATAGCGAGCGAGCCTTGCCTCATGGTTTCCAGCAATCCAAGTTATTTTGGCATTTGGCGCAGCGGTTCTGACCTGTGCACACAAAAGCGTTGCCCTGTCTATTGTTGCTTGAGTAAGTTGCTTAAAAGTCGGAGCAGTTAAAAACTTTCCAAATTCTGCAAAATCTAAATTATCTCCAAGCATCACAACACGGTCTGGCTTCATTTCTTCAATAAGTTTTAAAGAAACAGATATAGCCGACTCGTCATGTATGGGTTCAAGTTCAGCATTTAACTCTAAAGATTTTTTGTAGTAACCCATTTGCATGTCTGGAAGAATTACTGCTGTTTCCCATTCTTTAGATTTTTTTACTTTACCTTTTGTGCGTGGAACATTATATTTTGGTCCTTGTGTAACTACTGGCCACTCTGGGCCAGAATCCCATTTTGGACTCAAGATAAGACTTGCGCCTTTAAGGTCGTGAATTTGCGCTTCACCCGCTTCGTCTTTGGTGACAGTTTGCCATCTGCCAACCCTCATTGATTTTATGGAGCCAACCTCATCTGGTTTTATGTTGTGCTCTTTTAATAATTTTATTACTGCTTCAATTTGTGACTTTTCCTTAACCTTTTCAAAATCTTCAGACATTGCCATGATTATTTTTTCCCTTCTATAGCAGATGTTGATTTTAGTTTTACATTATTTGTTTTACGCCACCTATTGATGGCCCATAAACCACAACTGACATTATTGTTTTCCAATACTCGTTCGATTGTCCTTGTTGATATCGATGGGTCCAACAAAGCCTTTTTTAGGCTTTCTGCATCTTTTTTATCTAAAGACTCAAGAACAACATCAACCTTAGAAACTGGATGTTGTTTGGTGTCTGATTTGCACTGCTCGTATATGTCCATGGCCCTCCGCTGTTACTCCGCGTATGGACGAGCATAGCACATGTTTGGTGCCTGATTGTGCAATTATGTGACACCGATTGGGTGTCTATTGTTTACGAGTTGCTAATGTCTTTCAAAAGGTCATGGAACTGACGAAGGTCATCAAAAGTAATTGATGCCTTGCTCTCTTGAACTGGTTGCTCTTCTTGAACAACTTCAGTCAACTCTTCTTCAGTTTTTACTTCCTCGACAATAGTGTCTTCGGTTTTTACTTCTTCGGTAATTTCTTCAGCAACTACTTCTTCTACCGCTTCAACAGCAATCTCTGATTTGACTTCTTCGACTGATACTTCTTCGGCGGCAATTTCTTGAACCGATACTGTTTCGTCTTGGTCAATTGATTTTTCCTCAACATCAAATTTTGCAAGACGCTCAATAATTTCAGCATTAGCCTTAATCACTTGCTCAACTTGTGCGCGGAACTCTTTGTCAATACTCTTCATTGCTGTCTCCTCATCATCGTCTCCATAATCGTAGTCATCTTCTTCGGTCCCGGTGGGCAAGGCTTCCTCTACCTTTAAACCATCGCCCCGAGCGACCACGGTTACATTGGTGGCGTGCCAGTCTCCGTGCTCTCCCTTTTCGTCCTCGTCAGCGTCGCTACCGTCATAATCGTCAGGCTTTTCAGTCATATTTGGATTGTGCCAAACGCGAATAACGTACGCTGGGTTGTCTTCGGAACCCTCAATTTCGAGGCCTTGCGGCTCACCTCTAGCCATTCCGTCGGTAACGACCTCAAGGATGTCCCCGTAATACCTGCCCTTTGAGGTCTCCCACGAGACAATTGACCCCTTTTCTATCATTTCGCCCGCTTTTTCCATAACCACAAAGGTGCGAAGTTTAATCTCCGAGTATTCAACCTCATAAAACTCACCCGTTCGTTGCCCGGCTTCATTAAGTTCCTCAACAAGCGCCACGTCGTCTTCGGCCTCAATGACGACACCTTTCATCTCTTGTTCTCCGTCAAACCAAGAGATATTGCTGTCTGTGTCGATAATGTTGTCCATGTCTTTAAGTCCTTTTACGGTGAGGTCTAGCGTTTCGGCCAGTGGGGCATTAATTAATCCTTTAAACATCATAATTGCATCAAGGTTTTCGTCTGACTTTAGTTCTGGGGCGTCGCGACCCATTTCTTTGTAGTGATTAGCAATATGACGATACACGCCCTGTCTTGCTGCCCCGCGAAGTACTGTCCCTTGTCGTCCGCCATTTAGTACTGCAACAGAGTTACCTAGAGCACGACCCGATGCTGCACCGGCCTTGCCGCTTGAATCCACGTAATGATGGATAAAAGAATAATGTGTTTTTCTCGTTCCCTTTGTATTGGGGAGTTGAAATGCAAAAATATCGTTATAGTAGGCAGGCGTTGCCGGTGAACGCATTTTTTTAAACTGCGCGGTTCTATCCCAAGCAGAAGAAGAATCCACCGATGTTGAGTGAGAGGGAATAGCGCGACCGTTGGGTCCCGTATCTTTCAACTCCATATCGTGCTCCTCAGTCATTTACTTCTTCTTTCGTCAATGGTTCAGTGATGTGACCAGCCTTAATCATAAGATTATCTACTTCGTGGTCTGACTTTAGCGAAGGTATTTCAAAGCCGCCGTCCCGATAATGTTTCGCGAGATGATTGTAAACTGCTTTTCTATCTGAGCCGCGCAAAATAGTTCCACCTCGTGCGCCGTTCAGAACCGACATCTGAACTCTTAGTTCTCCCATTGCGGCCGCTCCGGCTTGTCCATCTTTAGAAATGTGATGATGAATAAATGTGTAGTGAGTTTTGCGCGTTCCATCAGTATTTGGTAACTGATACGCGAAAATGTTTCTGTAGTAAGATGGTTTTTCTGGCGAACGAACAGCCAGAATTGCACTTCTGTTAATAGGCGTATCGTCTCTTACTGCCGTTGAGTGACTACGGATTGGTCCACCGGCTTTTGATTCAATTGCTTCCCAGTCGGCTCCCTCTTCGCTTTCTTCCCACTCAGTGATTGCTTCGGCGTAAGACTTGACTCCGTCCAACTGAACGACGCCGTCGGGAATGACAGCAAATCTGCATTTGCCTTCTTCTTGCACTGTTTGTTTAATTATTGAACAGACCCCATCGCCTTTGTACAGGGTGCAGTTTGAACATTTTACTCCAATGTCTTTAACATCATTTTCTGCAGGGGAATCATAACCCGCCCAAATTCCATCTCCGTCTTCGTCAAACTTTCCGTAGACAGTTGCAATCTGTAGAAGAGATTCGTGCAGCGCCGCTTCTTCTGCCGAAAGAAGAAATCTGTGTCCGATATGTTTTTGCTCAAGAGTCTGAAATTCTGCTTTTTCTGCTGCGTAAAGAGCAGACATGTGGCGTCGTGCTTCGGCCAAGGTCTCATGACAACCGCCTGGGACTGGACTGTCTTCACCTTCTTTTACAACTGCGTATCCGCTGCAACCAGACATGTTGCTAGAGATGCGATACGGCTTACCTTCGGCTGGGCGACGACGACGAGGGCGGCGAGCACCGGGACGACCAACAACACCTGGACGATACGGCGTACCAAACGAACCAGGGTTTCCTTCTGGCATATCGGTATAAACATCTTTGCGGCTGCTTAGTGGATGCTCTGATGGAAGAAGGTCGGTATCATACGCCGCGCGACGAAAGCGTCCTGTTCGGAGAGCAAACAAAAGACCGTTGACTCTTGCCATCGCCCATTGTTCGGGTGATGAAACATTCGGACGCACCGAACTTGGATTTGTGCGATAAGCCCCGACTCCTCGTCGATAGCAAGCAGCAAGCATCGAGTAAGTGGCTCGCTTTCCTGCGGAATCTCCGTACTTCTCGTTATGGTCTGCAACTTTTTTACGCAATGCTTTTTCTACACGAGCAGACATCGCAGGTGCTTTTTCTTCAAGATTTTCGATGTTGGCATTTTTTTCGTCTCGACGATTCATTGCCTCAACGAGTTTTGTAGACCATGTTCTTCCAGCATCTCCACCCCAAAGTTTCCATGCGATAAGACCAGCGCCCGGATAACCATCAGCGCCGGGTCGACTATTTGCAGGGGTACGAAGGTCTACTTCGTGACGCGGAAAATACTTTGCGATATGTCGTACTTTGCGTGGCGCAGCAATATTGTTGTTAGTTAAATAATTGGCAGTGTTTTTACCGACCGATGTTCCACCGCGATTATATTCGCGAGACCACTTTAAGCCTATTTCTGCTTGCTTTTTGACCCCGTCTGGAATTGAAAAATTTAAATCGGAATAATCTCCAGCCTTTGATTCGTTGAAATCATCAAACTCGTCATAAAGTTCTTCTTCGTTTGTTTCAATATCAACATCATCTTTGACGCTAAGCGTTCTCGTGTTTGGGGCCGCTCCAAAAATAACAGGAGAATATTCATAAAGTTCAAGAGCCTTAATGAAACGAACACCAGTTTTTTCGTCTGTTGTCGACTTGCCTTCAGGGACAGAATAACCGATTGACCACTCTTGTTCTTCTGCGAAAAATTGAACATCATAAAATGCATCACGTCCACGACTTGTATTTAAATTAAATTGCATTTTTACAAGCAATGCTCCTGCGTTTTGTTGACGCAAATCTTCTGGTAATCTTGGGTCGTTCGGCATCAACTCTTCAACCTTGAGAGTTTTAGCAACCGGGATATTAGTATCGTGCGACCAAACACCTTTTGGATTTCGCTTTCGAAGAGTATTCTTATATGCGCCAGGCTCAATGACGTCATTAACCGAGTCAACAACATTCGTTACCGAAACAATTGCTTCAACGATTCCATCAGCGCTATCAATAGCGTTAACCATTGAAACAGGAACATTTTTGCGGTCCATCTGACCTCCTAGGGGTAACTCTACACTGAGCAAGCGTTCAGATTAACTAAACTTAGCGTATAGGCTAAGCAAACGATAGGGTGCACCGGCAATTAATGACCGATGTGCCGTCCCCTACGAAATCACCTGGGAACCTTACGCTTTTCCCCGACACGTCAAAACTATCACTTATACCTATTGTCGAATTCGAAACATGTTGATGCTCTTCGCGACCGCCTGCAGAATCAAGATTCACCCAAGTCTTTTGGGTGTATCCAAGTTGAAGCGCTGCCCAGAGCAACCCAGCATTGAATGCCCCGGAAACTTCTGTTCTGACGATTGTTTTGATGCGCTTTGCGAAAGAATCTGAAATCCAACTGCTTAGTTCGGCAACAAATGCGCCGTGTGGTCGTCCAATATGAGAATCAAGCATTTTTTGCATATTCATGCCTGTCGTCGCATTTACTAAAAGTAGGTTAGCAATCCTGTCTTCGATAAGTTCTTGAACTGCTTTGCCCTGCATGTCTAGTCGGTCAAAACTTTCTCCCGCTATATCTATGGCACCATCTAGGAACACAGCAGAAATCCAAGTTTTGCCGTCGCTGTCTAACTGCTTATTCCAAATATCTATGTCGAAAAAATCACTAACTACAATTTTTTCGCCAGAATCCCATCTTTCTTTAAGTTTTTTAGAACTTGCTTTTTCTATAACAACTCTTTGTTGACGCTTAAAAAATGAAGCGATTTGCAATGTAACACTTGCTTCAAGTCTGTCCAGTTGCCTGGTTCGCTTTTGAGTTGTGCTTTCCGTTTTAATATTGTCGCCCATTGGGTGGGACAGTGGGGAAAGCGCTGGTTCGTAAACAGGTCTTGGTGATGGATTTTCTGTATTGTCCGTCGTAACCCTTGGGGAGGTAGGAACGTTACCAGCAGAAGGCATTGCTTCGTCTGGTGCGTCGTTTGGTCTTCGGCCTGGGCGCTGATTTGGGTTTACCCTATTGCCGTCTTGAAGACCACCGCCGTCAGTTGACATAACAACTGGGGACAGGTTTGTTGGAACAAGAAGTTCATCTATTCCTACACCCTCCCTACCGGTTAGTTCCCGGTATTCATCAATACTGATTGCGCCTTGCTTCAATTCTTCAAGATGGAATTTTGCTCGTTCTCTATCGTCGCGACTAAGAATAGCAACAGATGAAAGGTCGTAAGAAAAAAATGTAGTTAGGTCGTCGTCAAGAATGTCAAATGCGCGCTCAAGAAGAGTCAAGTGTGGCAACATTGTTTCTCTCCAGAAAACTTCTAATTCAACATCAGCATTTGCAAAACTTCTTCCAGAGGCATTACCTATAACTGATTCCGGTACACCGAATGCCAAAAGGATTTCTTCTTTATTCTGTGCTCTCGCTTCCGTGTACTGTGCATCGCGCTGATTGACCCCAGTGTCAATAAAACTTGCGTCTTCGGCTGACAAAACAGTGATACGGCCAGCACCACCAATATTTGAGCCAGTAGTACCCCTGAAGCGACGAGCAATTTCCTCGCTTTGCTCTTCCTCCATATCGCCCTTAATCACCAACATTCCGCCAGGGCGACCGTCGTTAATAACAAAGTTGCGATTATAAACACGCGAATAATAATCAAATTCAATTGCTAAACCAGCAGATTCAAGTGGTGTTTGGCCTTTGTATGGGTCAATAGGGTGCGGTACACGAATCCACATCATATTTTGTGGTTCAACTATTTTTTTTGGTGTATTTGGGTATTCAATTGAATAGCCAGAAACAAATTTTTCCGCATCCGGTATCGGAAACACATACTGCGGTTGATGTAAGAATAGCGAGGAAACATCGCCAAGTCTGTTTCTTGTTATCTCAACATAGGCACCTTTTTTAGAAAGAAGTACTTGAGAGGAAAGCATAAACCTAAAAGTAAAAGCATCAGTATTTTGATTTGGCCTACGGTTTAGCAAATCTAATATTGGGTCATCCCATTGCAGTTCACCAATTCTCCAGTCGCCAACTCTTTGCCCAATTGGAAGAGACGCTGCATTAGACGCAATTGCATAAACTGCTTTATAAACCCAAACAACTCTGTCAAGAGCCTGATTAATTCCTCGCTCTACATCCCAACCATCTTTGTAGGGAGTTCCGGGTCGGCTATAACCGCTCGTGGTGTAGCGTTTTTTTTCATCAATGCCCGCAAATCCATTTGCGGTCGCCCTTGTAAAAGTTTTATAAAATGCCATTTTTATTCACCAGTCTCATAGCCGAGTAAAATTGCGAACGCAACAGAAAGAGCGCCAACAGCAAAATAGCCAAGGGCTAAATTTACCAGAAATCCAGAAGTTGCTACGCATGCTCCGCCAGCAGATAATGCCGCAAGAGAAACCCTCTCTCTTCGAGTTGACACCAAAAATTTACTTATAAAATAAGTAATTACGGCGAGTAGGGCGGCAAGAACTCCTCCTAAAACCATATTTATTCCTTTACAACGCAGAGAGTGATAAGTCGGCCATATTTACAAAACTACCCCAATGATAGTGCCGACACCGATAAAGGTGTTCGCACCACCATTGGGGAGTGATGAATGGTTAAAAGGCTTCTTCTTCCCAGCCACTAGTGTTTTTAGAGGCTTGCTTTTGTTGTTGCGCCTGCACACCGGTTTTATTAATGCCGGCAACTTGCGCCTTACGTAAAGACACGCCAATATCGTCGGCTACCAAAACAACTTTGGATTGTTTTTGGCCTTCTTTATTTTCCCAAGTTTGTTGCTCTAGGCGCCCGGAAATCAAGACCCGCGAACCCTTGGAAAGGCTGGCCGCAACATTCTCGGCCAATTCACCCCAAGCATTTACGTCGAAAAAAGAGGCTTCTTCTTCCCACTCATCTTGCTTATTCTTCCAACGCCGATTGACTGCAACGCCAACCTTGAGGACACTGCTCCCCGTTTTTGTGGTTTTAATCTCGGGCTCTGCAGTGAGATTCCCGACCACCGTTACTTGTGCTGTCATATATTCTCCTATGTACCTGATGTTTATTGCGGAATGGCATCCAGTTCGAGCATGAACCAATCATTTAGCCACATGACTGCAATCACGGAGTATCCGCAAATGTCAAGCCATGTGTCATTGAGTGGTTCAAACAAGACAGGACCATCGTGCTTTTGAATGTTTTTCAGTCTCTCTAATTTGTCATTTAGACGAATTACGAGTCCTGGCACCCCAAAGCGTGAGATGTTGCCATGTCCATACATGCGCTGCTTACCGATAACGGTTCTCAGAACATGCATTCCCGCCTCTTCGACGGAAACCTTTGTTTCGTTTGCGTACCCAATAAGTCCACTCCATGCAATTGCTGTCCACATAGAGTCAAGACTTTGTTCGTCTTGAGGTACTTCGGATTTAAAAACATTATCAATAAGTTTTTCAAAAGTTTTAAGAATAAAATCTTGTCGTTCTTGGGTTGAACTTACCCCAGTCTCAATAAAAGAATTTGCGTTTAATATCATTTCCGAAACAACAATTTCTGATGCTCCGTTCCATGTTTTTGGAGTGGTTTTGGTAACTATCATTACTGCCTTCCGTAACTTGTTGATGCCAGCATTGCTGTTTTGGATTGTCTTGATTCCCATTCAAAGGTTCTGCGTAAAGCCAAGAACGTTTCAAATATGTCATCATCAATTCTAAGCGGGAAAAAACCCCACTTGTCGGGCCTCAGCCACAATGCTGCTCCGCTTTGGATTTCTGGAATTTGTAGTTCCGTGTCCCCGTCAAACATTACGTCTGCTCTTGCATAAGCGGCAAGTTGAAGGGCGACTTTTGCGCTAATCCCTGAACGGGTTGTCTTAAAGTCGACAATCGTTACCTTGTTTCTGATGCGCGCGATTGCGTCAAACGAACCTGCATACAAGTGCGTAATTGAAAAAACAGACTTCTCAACATGTAGCCATTCGGGCTCATACTCAACACAGAATTTGTCAAAGTGTTCTATGTATGGCTGGAGTTCTTGGTCATACTCTGCTGACGGGTCAGCAATTCTTTGCTCAATCGCTTCGTGAACCTTGGTTCCCATATCCGCCGCAATTGCAAGTTCTCGCTCTGGTGCGGCTTTAAGCCAAAGTTTTGCTTTTTCTTGTTTGTTTGCAAGAATCAACTCATTGACATACTGAATGTTTTCTACGGCCGCATTTGCTGTAATTTTACTATTCCATGTTCTAAGGAATGGTGCGGGAAGCATGTCAATTATTGATGTCACCGATGGCGCCGACAAATTATTAATATTTGGGTGTTTGTAGTGACGATATCCGTTGACTTTAAGAGTCTGAATTTTTGGGTTTGTCATTGGTTTTTATGTGCCTGTTCCTCAAGATGCTTTTTATAGTCATCCCAATTGTCCGTGTGCCTGTATGTTGCTTCAATAACTGTATCAGGACTTTGCCTTTCGTACAACTCCAACCCCATACCTAAAACAAGATATTTGGGGCTAGGGGAAACGATGCCGAATTGCTTGCCGTCGTAACTGCCTCCGATTAGGTTTACTTCGCATTTAAACTCAGACCTATTCTTCTTTGTCACTTACTATTGACCGCTTTCAATATGTCCTGAAACTTTAATTTAAGGTCTTTGACTTTTTCTGAATATTCGCTCGCAAATTCCCTGTCGAGAATAATTGAATCCGTGTCTTCTTCCATCGTCATCATCTCTTTCATCACCTCAAGAGATTCAATACTGACCCAAATTTCTTTAATATATATATTTAATTGCTTAGCAAATTCATCAACCTGCTCGCGTTTGATGTTTGCTGTAGGTCGCTGAACCGTAATTGCTCCATCCCTGCCGCCTAGTTGGCTGCCAAAAACTTGAAATGATTCATTAGAGTTTCCCAGATTTATTCCGGCAATTTTAGACATTGCTTCTCCTATTGGTCGTATTTTTCATTATACATCATATCCATGACTTGCCCAGGCTCAATAAGAAAACCTTTTGCTGGGTTGTCGCTATTCTTTGCAAATGTAACCTTTGTTTTATCGTTGAATGTTTCGCGATTTGACCTTAGGTAATTTTTCAGTCTTTGAACGGAAACAACAATCATTGATTGCTCAATGGCGTAAATGTAAATCCACCATTGCGCTGTGGTCACGTTAATGCCGCTCAATTTCCAAATCCGAACGCCCTTTTCATCGACAGCGTTTTGTGGGTTCTGATTTGTTTCAACCACCATCCTCCCGTTTCTGTAACGGTCGGTTTTTATTTCGGCTGAACCCTGTATGACTGAATGATAAAATTGCTTGATAAAATTTTCGCCCAAATGACCAAAAGCGAGGTCGGACGCAAAGTCAAATGATTTTTTATCAATGTCAAATTCTTTTCTATAGGCCATCGGATTTGATTTTGTAATTATGTTGAGTTTCTAAAAATTTTTCTATATCGACACTAATACGTGGTTTTATTTCGCCTTGCGTAATAACTATACACGAAGCAAAGTCGTCAGCAAGTTCTTTCCACTGATTAATCTCCGCAATCGCCATTTCGAGAAGGGTTACAGGAACTTCAACATTATCACTTAATTTAATTTTATCTTTAAAATCTAAAATTGCTTTAATTGTGTGGTCAAAATTCATACAGTTATCATAGTCGCAGAAACACAAATTAGACGATTTTCTTGCAATAGTCTACGCTAATCTAAACAACTCAACTTACATATGGAAGGCATTTCATGACACTCCTCGACCAATCTTTTGTAGATTCCTATTCCCTAAAAAAAGCACCGTGGGGTTTCAATGGCATGGGGGAAATTGTTTTTCTTCGCACATACAGTCGCAAAAAGGAGAACGGTGAAAATGAAACTTGGACCGAGACTCTTCAACGCGTGGTTAATGGTGCTCACGAAATTGGAGTTGACTACACAAAGAAGGAAGCAGAAGCACTCTTCGACCACATGTTCAATTTGCGCTGCTCATTCTCCGGCCGAGCACTTTGGCAACTTGGAACGCCGCTCGTTCAGAAATTCAACGGGTCATCATTAAATAATTGCTATTTCACAAACATTGAAAAAGTTGAGGATTTTGAACTTTTATTTGAATATTTAATGCTTGGCGGGGGTGTGGGTTTTTCTGTTGAGCGTTCAAAAATCCACGACCTTCCAAAAGTTAAACCTGGAGTTGTTGTCACACAGGAAAGAAGTAATGACGCTGACATCATTGTCCCAGACTCACGTCACGGCTGGAAACGCCTACTTCATGCGGTTTTGAAGTCTTACTTTGAAACTGGAAAGTCATTTTCATATTCAACAATCCTTATCCGCGAGTATGGCGCACCACTAAAAACTTTTGGTGGAACTGCTTCTGGTCCTGGTGCGTTAATCGACGGAATTGCTGACATCTGCAAAGTATTGAGTGGCCGAGAAGGCAAAAAACTCCGCTCAATTGATGTTCTTGATATCTGCAACATCATTGGTCGGATTGTCGTATCTGGCTCTTCTCGTCGCTCTGCTCAGATTGCAATGGGCGACCCCGATGACGTTCTTTTTCTTCGCGCAAAAAACTGGTCAACCGGCACTGTTCCAGCGTGGCGGGCAAATAGCAATAACAGTATTTACGCAGACTCCTACGAAGAGATTATGCCTGAACTCTGGAAGGGTTATGACGGCTCTGGCGAACCGTACGGTCTCTTGAATCGTAGGTTGGCGCGCTCAGTTGGTCGTCTTGGGGAAAAGAATCCAGACCCTTCAATTGAAGGGTTTAATCCATGTGCAGAAATTGCTCTTGCCGATGGTGAATCATGCAACCTAGCAACCATCTATCTTCCAAATATTGAAAGCCTAAAGCAATTGAAAGAAATTTCAATTCTTCTTTACAAAGTACAAAAACAAATTACTCGCTTGGCGTACCCCTATGAAAAAACAACCAACATTGTAAGAAAGAACGCACGATTGGGCCAAAATATCACCGGAGTTTTGCAAGCCAAAGCCGAAAAAATTGAGTGGCTTGATGAGGCGTACAAAAACCTTTCTGCTTTTGACAAACAATATTCAAAAGAAAAAGGTTGGCCGACGTCAATCCGATTGACTACGGTTCAGCCTTCGGGAACATTGTCTCTACTCCCTGGTGTAACTCCAGGAATCCATCCTGCTTTTGCTCAGTACTACGTGCGCAGAGTACGGTTCGGTTCGGCTGACCCGTTGGTTGACGCTTGCAGGAAGCGTGGATACAAGGTGCAGTGGGATATCGGCCTTGATGGCAGGGAGGACCATTCGCGCTACGTGGTTGACTTCCCATGCATGTCTCCAGAAGATTCCGTACTCGCAACGTCTATGACTGCCGTAGAGCAATTGGAATGGGTTAAAAAAATGCAAACAATCTGGGCCGATAATGCGGTGTCCGTGACTGTTTACTATCGCAAAGAAGAGTTATCGCTAATTAAAGATTGGCTTGCCAAGAACTACGACAACGGTGTTAAGTCAGTGTCGTTTTTACTTTATAGTGACCACAACTTCCCGCTTCCTCCATACGAGGAAGTCAGTAAAGAAGAATATGAAAAGTTGCTTGCAAAAATCGACTTCTCAATACCTCTTCAGGGCAAAGCGTTTGACGCAGACCTAGACCTAGATAACTGCTCCACTGGGGCCTGTCCAGTCAAGTAGTTATGGTCGTCCTGGGGAATACCGTTGAGGAATCCACATCAGTTGATTGCCGGTATTCACACAAACATAAGGCACATTAAAAAACCTTATTCTTTCGGCTGGCTTAAAACAAGTCAAATCAATTTGAACTGTCGTAGGGCTTGACGGAACAAAAGTTGTCGTTGTGCTTACTGGCTGAGGGGCAAGAGTTGTTGTCGTTACAATTACCGGCTGTGGAGCAATGGTCGTAGTTGTCGTTTCGATAACTGACGTCGGGACAGTAGTTGTTGACGGTAATGAATTGTTGGTGCCGAAAAAAGAATAAGCGAGAAGATTTGGACTATTTAATCCAATGTTAAATACTGCATCTCTTGTTGCGTTATCTTTCAATTTTTGTTCAACTTGTGACTGCGCCAAAGACGGATTATCTTCCAGCATAAGTGCAACTATTCCGCTAACGATTGGCGCAGCATTTGATGTGCCACTGCTTGACCTGTATGTATCTGGCGCACCAATCCAGCCGCCAACGAGGTCTGAGCCTGGAGCAAAAATGTCTACGCATGCTCCATAATTTGAATAAGATGCTCGAAGTTCGGCCCTATCTGTTCCTCCAACAGAAATAACACTCAACTCAGACGCCGGCGAATACAAACATGCGTCTCTATTTTGATTACCTGCTGCCGCTACAACAATTAAACCATCAGCAATAAGTTTTTGCACGGCTTCGTTAAACGCAACTGACTTTGACATTCCGACACTCATATTCACAACTGCTGGAACTCCATCTTCGTGATGCTCAACAATCCAATCAATTGCAGTAAAAAGTGTAACGCTGGATGAATTACTATTAGAACAATTAAGGACTCTCACTGGAACTAGTTGAACATTTTTTGCCACTCCATAAATGTTTCCGCCGATAAGACTTGCACTGTGGGTGCCATGACCAGTACAATCTTCTGTGTCGTACCCATCATTGATTACACTAAATCCAGGTTTTACTCTTCCCGAGAATTCGTTGTGAGATGAATTAATTCCAGAGTCAAAAACGTAAACTGTTACTCCAGAGCCGGTTAATGAATAGTTGTAAGTATCGTTTAGGTCTGCTTCACGTTGGTCAATTCTGTCCAGCCCCCATGCCGGGCGCCAACCATTGTCGTTTTGTAATGGCTGAGAGACAAAAGAAGTTGTCGCAACAAAAATTGAGAGTATAAATTTTAACATTTTAAATTTCCTTCCATTGGGTTGACTTCAGTCTATTGATTGCAAGCCTTCATTGCAACCGTAAATATATTTAGTTTAATTGTTAAAGACCCTGCATATATTTAATCGCTCTAGAAATGCCTTCTTCTAGGCTAATTTTTGGTTTATAAAAAGAAAGCATCTTTGACGGATTGGAAACCCTGTATTCAACACCTTCGGGAGCCCCAATTTTGCGCTCAAAAGAAGGAGAGTACCCGCACTGTTTTGCAACTATTTCCGCAAGTTGATTAAACGATGTAGCCCTTCCAACTCCAAGATTAACTGGACCAAGAACATCTTGTTTTACTGCTTCCAGTGTCGCTTCAACGACATCTTCCATATGCATGAAATCGCGAGTCTGATTTCCTGTTCCCCAAATAATAAACGGGTCTGCTTTTTCTACGCCCCGTTTAATAAATGACGGAAATGGATAATCTAAAGATTGGTCTTCGCCATATCCAGAAAATGGCCTAAATATGTGAACTCGCAAGCCTTCTTTTTCGGCATAACTTGCCAGCATTTCTCCAGTAAGTTTTGCCCATCCGTATGTATAGTCGGGCGACTTAATGTTTGATAAATCTATGTGTTGCTCAGAGAGTCTTATCTTGTCTTCAAGTTTTTGATATTTAATTGGATAGGCAGCAGAAGAAGAGTAATAAATAATTCTGCCTGGCTTTGTTCTAAGAGCCCATTGAAACAATTCAGAATCAATTGCAAGGTCTACTGCAACCGAAAGCGGTGCTCCTTCAATCGTTGCTCGCCCGCCAACAATTGCAGCCAGGTGAACAACAAGGTCAAAACGTGTTTGGTCTTCGGCAAAAAACCTACGAGCGTCAAGGCCGTTTTTGATATCTACACCAACAATGTCATGACCATCTAATGCTTTTCTAAAATACCCACCAACAAATCCGGCGTCACCAGTAATAAGGATTTTCATTTACATCCCCAAATGCCGTACTTGTACGGCTCACCAAAAACCGTTGTGTCTAAATATAAAAATATATTTGGGCTCCAGCCCGACTGGCTAAGCAGTTGTTCAACTCCGGTTCTATCCCAGGACCAGTAATGCTCGTTATTGGTATCTTCCCAATTTTCTATCGGAGTAGAAAGAACCAAATATTTTGATTTTTCCCTAATAAGTTTTAAAATTTGAAGCGGTTCTTCTACGTGCTCTAAGGACTCTGAGCAAACATAAACATCAACTTTTGGAATATTGATAATCGTTTTATGGATTGGGCCAACCAAATCATATGTTGGCGCATAGTCGCCAAGAAACATATTTTGAATTCCCATAGATTTAACTATGTCTGCGTTTCCGCAACTTAAGTCTGCAATACTGCTGGCTCTTGTCATGGCAATTGCGTCACGAACAATATTTTTTGTAACTTCGACCCTTACGTGATGCCCTCTACCGTAAATTCGGTGGTCATGTGGTTTTGCGTAAATCTGAGCCAACATTTCATCATTATGAAATTCACGCAATTGCTTAATCATCTATGTACCGTCATATTGTGACCTCTTGTCTCAATCGCTCCGACTGATTCCGGGAAATGCTTGGCGATACAGTCGTGTCGTACATAAGTTGGTATCCCAAGATAGTGAAGAGCGTCGTGGTGATAAGCGGGGTCGTCTGACATGTTGTTATCGAGGTCCCAGCGCCACCTTATTGAGGAAAATACACGTCTATCCATAAATATCGCCGCCGCAGAAGCCATTGCTTCTTCAACGGGAAACGGATACTTATCAATTGGTTTCCCTCGCAAATTATAAGTTCGTATATATGGAGCACAAAGTGGGTGATTCATCTCCAGCATTCTTGGCATGATGTCATCTGGTGGCATACAATCAGCGGCCATAAAAAGCATATGAGTGCAATCACTTGTCGACATGGCGAAATCGTTACATAGGTTTTGGCCGACAACAATGTGTCTAAGTCTGTTTTTTGTTGTCACTTGAGTTCTGCCATCATCAAGCGAATATGTCCAAAAGCCGCCATCAATTTGGGCGAGCCTGTCCAAAAAAGGCTTAAAAGGTTCTAGGCCACGAGAATCAACTTGTATGGCTGCAAAATACTGAATTTTGGCCCAGTCTCCGAATCTTGCGTATTCTTCTTTTACCTTTTCTGCATTTTTCATCCACGAACTCCAGTGGTCGGGATTATCCATTACATAAGCATGAAGAGTCGTACCTACGACTATCATAAAAATCCTTTCTCAGTGCAAAAAGTTATTCAACTTCAATAAATATACATTCACCCGGGCATTCTTCTGCTGCCGTAACAACATCGTCCAAAAGATTATCAGGAATTGATGCTGTGCCTTGACCCATTTGCAGTTTTGGAGTGTCGCCTTTTCCGTCGGGCCCAAATAGGTTTGGCCATGTTGCTTCTTTTACATATGCCAAACCATCATTGTGCATAGCAAACACATCTGATGCTATTTCTGCGCAGAGACCATCGCCAGTACACAGGTCTTGGTCAATCCAGACCCTCATTAATTAAAAGGAGAAAAGGCTCTTACTACGCGGACGGAGTGCAATGTGTCTTTTCCAACGTTGTAGCCAGTAGTACCAGTAGGCGACATGATTTGCACATGCGCGTTGCTGTAGCCGGTATCCATACCCGGGACACCCTGCGTAGAACTCCAGTAGCCAGTCATGTCACTTGGAAAGCCACCAACTTTGTCTCTTTGAAGATGTAATTGAGCCAACTCTTCATCTGATGGCAAAAACCAGTCTGAGAATCCATTCCATGAATAACTAGCGCAATACGCGGCTGCGCAGTTGTCTTTCGTATTTCCAGGCATGGCTGCAATGATTTTTGTATTGCTTGCTCCTGAGCCAATTGCTGTTGCAGAAGTTCCGGAGTCGTCGTAACGAGTAGACCATGTCATCACAATGTCTGGGTTCCTACATGGGCCCGCTTCAAACCACAAACCAGTTGTGTTGCCGCGCGTAGTGGGGTTGATGAAAACTATTCCACCTGCAGGGCCTGTGTCTCCGATTCTTAGTTTTTCTATTTTCATTTTATTCTGCCTTTATTTGTTTTTGTAGTGGATTTTTTGTTTGTTCGAACGCTAGCGTGCCAAATAGCCTCATGATGCGAGATTGCTTCGCGAACAGCATCAATTTTTTCACCTAGTTTGTCAATCGATATTGCTAATTCATCCCTTGCGTCGTCGACCTTATCGCCAAGTCTGCTGTGGTCTTCTACGTTTTTCTTATAGGCCCATACTGCTGCACCCCAAGTAATTGCAAAAGCAAGAGTTACCCCAAGGTTTGTATTTAGGATGTCGTCGAGAGTCATACTCACTCCCCCTCACATTTGCAAGTTGCGCAGTGACATTTTTTTTCTGCCACTACTTTTCCGCACGCAAAAGAAACCACGATGAGAAGAACACAACTAATTAGATTAAGCATTTGGAGTCTCCTCTGTTGGTTGTTCTTTATTGCGACCTGTTGAAATCATCAACCCCGCAAGCGTCCCGGTAATAAATGTGGCTACCGAAGAAAGAACCCCAAAAAACATTTTGTCGTTTTCTGCTTGAGCACCAATTGGCTGTGCGACGAAAACAAGCGCGTAAAGAACGCCAATTGTCGTAATTGTAAGAACTCCGCCGAGAATACAGCCAACAACAAACTTAAGTCTTGCATCTAGTTCCTCTGGTGTGTAACGCGGTTTCATTCGTTTGTCTCCTCTTCGAACCCAACCAATTCTTTCCAACACCCTCCATCTACTTTGCACATCGGCGGATTGCATTTTTCGGCCTTCCAGTTTTCGGGGTCTTGGCATTCATAACGATAACTGCCCTGATAACCACACGCAGAGAGGGCGAAAACGCCAAAAGTGGCGAGCAGGAGACCTCTAGTCTTTCTTTTCATGATGGTCATTCTGACTGGACGAGACCGAATAGAAGTAGTTCTCGCTGTCTTCGGTTACCCACCTGTCAGCATCTTCTACCGCAAACATGTGTTGATTAATAATTCTTTCTATGACCGGCTGCCCGAGTTTTGTGGTAAATGATGGGTCTTTCAATATCACCCTGTTGTTTGGCTGAATTGCGAAATTGCCGTCGTCGAGTTTTATTAAATGTCCACACTTGTGTTGTCCTGGATTTTCTGACCATCCCGGATTTGTGGTGTTTGGTTCAGGCCAGTGCCAATCAAATGTCATCAGGTATTCGCCTTTGTGTTTTTTCTTGTGCCTATCAAGATATTCCATTCGCATTCCACGCAGTGAGTGAAAGACCGTGACTGTTATATAGGGGGAAAATGAGTTCCATAGAACCTGGTCATGAATGTCTAGTTCGGGTGCATCTTGTTTCCAGCAAAATGCATTAATTGGCATTCGCCACCAGATTCCGCCGTCTTCCATGAGGAAGTGAAACATCGGAACCCTATCGGATAGCGATGCAACACCAAAAATATTACAAGGGAACTTTAGGTCGTAAGAATCCTGTTGGTTGCGCAAAAAATTACCGCGGACAAAACACTCAATGGCTGGGATGTTGGCGTTAAGTTCAGGCATATTTTCATACTAGGTGACCTACTTGTTCCAGACGTTCCAGTTTGATAGACCGCCTTTTGAGTTGTCCATAATGTATTTGGCGACCTTAAGATTGCAGTGAACATCAAACAGGCCTTCGAGTCCTGTCCCGCATACATTCTTGGTGACAGTCTTCCAACAGGAGTTAATTTGAATAAGACCTCTATCAACCGACCCGTCCTTATTTAGGGTCCATGTAATATTGCCCTTTGAGTCAAATTTGGCATTAACGGCAGCCGGATTACACCGCGACTCACGATAAGCAATATAAGAAAAAACCTCTACTGGTTCAAGCCCATACTGAGCAAACAGTGGTTCAAACTGTGGACATCTATGAGTTAGGTCCTCGGAAATGTTGTAGCGACGCTTATTGCCGTCAGTGATTGGATTGGGTAATGCCGGGACAAATGATGTCTCCATCCCAAAAGTCTCAAGAGCGGCCAAATGAGCGCTTCTCGTAGCCTTGCCATAGTGTCCGTCCACAAGGACTCCAAGATTTTCCTGAAGCCGACTAACGTTCTCGCTGCGTTCATTGAAGACAAAAACGACTTGAAGTATTGCTTGACGCTTGTTAAGAAAAGCGCCTTCACTCCCCTCGACCATCCGAACCGAGCGATGAATTACGGAAATGCTTGAGGTGGCTTGGCTTTGCGTTTCTTGTCTTGTAATTCCACCGTTTGTGGCTCCAACTCCTATTGCTGTTAAAAGCCACAGGGTAAAGCCAATTATTGCTTCTTTGCTAATCATGAATACTCCTATCGTCAGGAACGAGGGGGTAGAGACTTTGTAAGTCCTAACCTTTCAGCCTCGGCTGGGTTATCGTGCTTCCACCGGTGGTGCGCTCTGCACAGTACCTGGCAGTTATCTGGGTCTAAGTAGTTGCCTCCTCGACCCCTAGGGATGATTTCGTCAATGTCCAGACGTGCTGAACATGTAATTGACCCTACCAGGAACTTTGCCTGACACAACCCCATGTCGCGTTGCGTGACTATACGCCGGACTTCTTCTCTTTTGGCAGCATTGTTTTTTGTTTTATTGGAAGCAAAGTTAAGTGGTGTTGGCTCAAGTTTGTTTTTAGGTAAACTAAAAGGCTTATCCATACAGCCTTTTAGCCTTGCAAGAGTATCAATTTGTCCGTTAACTAAATATAGATTTCCAAATGCCCCGCACTTTTTATATTTACAATTTTGTTTTCGCCCTTCACAATATCCTTTGTGGGAGAATTTTTTCATACAATAATTCTAACCTGTTTCATTTTTCGTGAGACAAGGGCTTGGATTGCGCCCGATATCGCGTCGACTTGGTCATCGTGGGCTCCGTAGGGAAACACTTCGCATTCATCTAGGAAAGGAGTATTCCAAGTGGCTCGAGCCAACATGACGTTACCCGCCTCAGACGCAGCGGAAAAAACGCCTGCTCTATCTTTCTTGGATGTGTTTGATTTTTGACCTTTGAAGTTAAAGCCTGGCACTACATGCCGAGCGTAGTGGTCAATCACGTTTACCCCAGAAGAACCGGGTTCTTGTTCCATAACAATCCTTGTTGAAATCCCATCTTCTTCCGATGTGATTTTGATTAACTTTTCAACATCATAAGGGGTGCCCCTCATCCGTCGAACATCAAGAACAAAATATCTTCCTTCTTTGTGACCCACCAAGGCGCCAACCGTCCAGTCTGGGTCACTGCCGTGTTTGGGTGCAGTAGCAGCCAAATCCCAATAGCGAACTTTTTGCATATCTTCTGGAAAGACGCCAGTTATTGTAAACCACTCTCGCTTGAACATCCCGCCTTCTTCTCGAACTTCCCAGTTTCCGTCAAGCAATCTTGCTCGCTCTATTGCGTCCAATTCATCCAAAGACTTGATGTATGTGCCCGCGTCAAGAGAGGGGTTATCCGAAATTTTTGCAGGCATAAATTTTCTTTCTTGAGTTTTCCCAAGGATGAAACGCTCGTACACCCAGTTATTGCCTGGGCCTCCAGGGTTGGTGGCAGCCCTCACACGAAGAGGGATATCCGCCGAAGACATGCCACAAGTTGGGCACCTGAGCAACGCATCAGAGGTTGATGGTTTTCTAACTCGGGAAAATCCTACGTATCGATAAACACGGTCCGTCTTCCACTGAGTCAATTCGTCTACTCCAACAAAGTGATAAGCAAAAGATTGAAACTTGTATCTGTCGTCATCTCTTTCACAGTGGTCAAATGACAGTGTTGCGCCAGACGGGAATGTCCATCGTTTGTTTGTTCCAACATACGTTGCATCTGTTCCCGACAGCCATGCATTGCATCGGTCGATAAATCCATCAGGACCCGCTAACTGTGGATATGTTTGTCGTAAAAGAAGTGCTGAATACCCGGGAATGCATACGTACTGCAATGCGGCCATTAGTAAGGCGTCAGACTTACCTCCACCAGCAGCGCCACCATATAAGGCCTCTCTGGTTGTTGACCATGTTAAAAACGCGCCCTGTTTGGGGTGCATGTTGTGAGGAAGGTTTATCCCGCAAGGGACTTTGTAGTCAGCAAGACTCGCAAGTTGCGCGCGAACGTTTTCTCTAGTCGTCATCGTCTTGGTTTGAATCGCAAAATGGATTATTGTTTACCGGAGAACACGGACACTTAGCGCCCGCTGGTGTCAATTTGGTATCAATCATCATCTTCTACTACTTCCGCATCAATTACATCATCCTTATCCCACGCGCTTAAAACATTGCTTGGTAAGTCGCCTGCTTCAACCAACGCGGCAAGAACTGCTCGCTTTTTTGAGTCGTCTTCTTCTTGGGACTGAAGAGTTGGAGCATCTGACTGTATTCCCATTGCCGACACTTCTAGTTTGACGGTGTTGTTATCGCCCCATTCTTGTGGCCAACGTTTAGCCAAGAATCGCTCTGCTGCCTTCCAGTCTCCTTGTCTTGCCTCCCTAAACCAAGCAAGAACCAAACCTGATTGCGCTTCCGATTCTGCCTTGAGTGCACCGAGAGCAAAATCCATATAAATTTTTTCGTTTAAGTCGGGTTCTCCGCCTTGTTCCAATCTTCGTTGTTCTGTCAGGCCTCGTTTAATCCAGTTGGAAACTGTGTTTTTTGAAATCTCCGCCACTTCAGCGGCCCGCGTAGGAGTCAGCCCGCCTTTCATGAGTTCGATAATCATTGCACCCTTCCTAACAACAAGGCTCATTCTTACATCTGCTGTCTCCATGCTTTGTTGATAGTCATTTGAAGTTTTTTCATCATTCATTATCTATCACCTGAACATAAACCGCATCTTCTGTTGTAGGTATGTGTACTTTTACTTTAAAGTTTCTTTTGCGTGCAGCGTGATATAAAGCGGAACGCATAGACCCGGGATGCACAAAAAAATCTTCGTACATTTTTAATTTCCAAACCGAACCATCAAACCATTCGTCATATGGATATTTTTCTTCGTTTGCGCCAGCCGGATAGGTAAGGCGGTCCCGAAGTGGGATTGACTCATCAGAGTGTTGCATCTGGGTTGTCTTTCAAATATTCGTCAATAGCCATTTGCAAAAACTTATCGTTGTTCCTGATTCTGTTGATTAGTCTCCACACCCAATCTTTTCGATAGTTGGTCGCTTCGGCAATCGCAACCAAGGTTCCACCGCCAACGCGCCATGTGTTGAAAATATCCCACCTCAAGCGGTTTTCCGCAATTTTGGTTTGCTTCCTTAATGCATCAAGCGCTTCTCGCCTACGACGCAGTCTTGCTGCGTCTGCCTCGCTGAGTTTTCTTGGTTCTTTCGAAACAGGCATCACTCTTACTTTTTCAGCCATCGCCAATCTCGCTATCCAGTCTTTCAAACAAATCATCTTCTTTATTCAAATACTGCGCAAACCCTGTTGGGTCTCCTTGGTCAATCCTGACCATTGACAACGCAAGTTCCACATATGCATCATCAAGAGTGATTTCATCGCCCAACTTATTTACAAATGCACTCATATTCCTAAACACCTTGTCGTTTATTGAACCTCTTGGTGTTTCTCTTTCGTGAATCTTTCTGCCTCCGTATTTTTTTAAATTCTCTAGCCATAGGAAATCTCCTACTTTTGTCAGATTCTCTACAACAACTTGATAGCGCTTGAGACGTTCTATTGCGTCTTCGATGACATGAACCGGTATATAAGTCAAACCAGAAGGTTCGTCTTCTCCTAACAAAACGTCGTCCCAAAATAAATCCAATTGATACTCAAGGTCGTTTTCTGGGTTGTCGTATAGCGAATCATCGTCCTGCATTTTCATGCTCCTCTAACGCCTGATGAATTTGTTGAATCATCTTGCGAAGAACAAGAGACCGCTCACTAGGTGGTGGCGATACTGAATGCCAGCCGATGGTTTGCTCATTTACTAAATGGGCCAAAAGTTCTTTACGGGCCTCGTCATTCGAAAACGAAATTTTTTTCATGACCATCTCGTATATCACAACTATTCGACCCCTTTTGTATTTATGCATCCCGCCGGTTTGCTTTTCTGTTTACGTTCTATTGCGAAATTCATAACACACACAGTAGCACACACCCAATAACAACAACCACCGATTGCAGTTGCATACTCTGTTACACTATCGCACACTTATGGCGCAATGGGATGAGTACGACCTTGATTATCCAACTATCGGAATTCAGATGAACCGACCTAAATGGATAAGAAACAGAAACTGCTTAGATGAACCAGTAGATACTTTCTACCCCGCACCCGGAGATGTGGAAAGACTACGAAGAGCAAAGAGTATTTGTAAAGAATGCTCCGTTCGGATGGAGTGTCTTGATTTCGCCTTGGATACAAACGAACGCTTTGGTATCTGGGGAGGCAAAAGCGCCCGTGAACGCAGCCTTATTCTGAGGGCCCAGCGCTTACTGGCTCGTCCTCGCGACGACTGAGAACTCCCTATCTTCGTTCTCTATCCATATGGGTAAATAGAAGTCGTTGTAGGTCCTAACGACATCAGGATTGCGCAACGGCCTGAAGGTAATCCTTACGTCTTTGGGTTGTCTCTCATACCACTCAAGTGCGGCAATTCCATTATCAAACGGTCCGTACATTTTTAACTCTCCACCATCTGTGGGGAGGATTGCGATTAGGGGTGTGGTTACTGATTCAAGCATTGGTTTTCTCCTTGTTAACATATACAAGGAGTGTTACGCAGTTATATGTAAAGACTATTTGCGAAAAGTTTTATAAGAGATACCTATGAACACGCCAATGCCAATACCTACAACGACCCCATAGATATAAAAGAGATACCTCATGGTTTGAATTTTATCGCGCATGACCAGCACCATTTAGCGATAATTGCTTCATCCGGAGTATCAAAAGGGTGAATGGATGTCATAAATCCACCAATATGTGTGCCGTCTGAGTCAATCATGGACTTATCGCATTTGACACAATTGTGATGAAAGACAATACCTGAGTGTTTGTTCATGATTCAACACTAGGGCTAACAACTGCATACCGTGCGTAGTGACGGGCAGAGGCGGCGTATTCAGGGTTTACTGTTTTAAGCCAGCCACCAACTGACTTCATAAGAACGCCGGGCTTGCCTGTTGCTTCACAAGTCTGAGCGGCTACCGCTTCGTACTTTGATATGACCTTATGCATCTCGTCTCTTTGTTCTACGGTCGTATCGTTTGAAGGAGACATGTAGTAGCGCAGTCCACCAAACTTCTCTTTGATTTGCAGGATGGAGTAATTAGGGTCGATTGCAGTCAGTTCATTATCACAGTCAACAATGATTTGATACCAACCTTCATCAACCGTTACATACTGTCCATAGGACGGGTTAATTTTCTTTCTGAGTGCTTCAACTTTGAGTTGTAGTTCGTTCATGCTGATTGTCCTTTAATGCCATTCCGTTTACTTTTATCTGCGGCGGAATGCTTATCGTAAAAGTAAATCGACCTAGATAGGGCAACTTGCAAATTCTTTAATGCTATTACTCGCTCGTTGCGTGCGCTCTTTTCTTCAAACAAGCGTTGTCGTTCCTGCTTGACAAGTTCTTCAAGCAGTTGCATTTGCTTTTCTGTGATGTTTAGGTAGTAAGTGCTTCGGTAAGTCATTGGGTGTAATCGTCCTTTCGTTGAGTGACAGACGAAGTATCGGTACCGGTCTGTCAGCGGTAGAAAGGCCGGAAAGCAATTCCAGCCGATACTCCGTTGTTATGATATCAAGTATAAGGATTAGGCAAGGCTACCTATACAGGTGAATTAGGCTCCAGATTTGGGGAGTGCTTAGTGCGGCGCCCACTCGAACGCTCAGCGTGGTCAGATAGGGGGGGGTATTTATCCACAGGGCTGTGGATAAGTGTCCCCGACCGAACACTTGTTCGGCGAACACTTGTTCGCCCGCTGTTAGGTCAGCCTAACAAGCCGCGTTTAGACGCGTTTTAAGCGTGCCAAAATTGTCTGGGCTTGTATGACACTAGGCGCGTGCCTTGCGCGCGTCTGGCGCGATTGTGGCGCGCCTTTTGCGGTAGGGCGCTTGCCTTGCTCAGAGTGTGAGCGCGAGAGATTGCGCGAGAGTGTGAGCGCGTAAACGATAAAGGCGCGCACACTCTCAACGATTGCGAGAGTGTGCGCGCCTATCGTGCGCGAGTGTTGCCTAGTCGATGTCTTTCCCGTAATTCGTAAAGTCAATATCGCCACTATTTACTTTTGCGTCAAATAGCGCGCCTGATAATTCGCGCAACTGGCTTTCATAACTCGCGATTAACTCGCGCAACTCGTTTACCGTCTCAAGTGCGCGCGAGTAGTTTTGACGATTACTCGCTAGGTCTCGCTTATAGGCGCGCAAGTTGTGTTCTAGGTTCTCGCGCTCTAGTTGTGCGTCTCGCTCAACTCGTGCGAGTAGTGCGCTCAACTCTTTACGCGCGACAGTTTCGCGCTCTAACTCTTGCGAGAGTGTGAGTTTCTCTTTCGCTTGCGCGTTGTATTCGCGCGCGAAAATAGCGCGCCATTGTTTCGTGGTGCGCTTGCTTGTCTCATCACTGACTATTAGCGCGCCAATGGTCGCGAGTATCGCGAACACAGACACAATGCTAAAGAGTGTCATCGCAAAATTTGTGCGCTCTTGCGTTATCGCTAACGCAACTAGCGTTGTGAGTAAGCAAGTGAGCACAGTAAAGAACACTGACGCGCCTTGAGTGCTATCTAGCCAGCGCTCAAAACGCGCAAGCATTACGCGCGCGCGCTTCGGTTTGATTGTGTGTCGTTTGGCGGTTTTGCCAATTCCGTAAGTGAACATTAGTTTTCTCTCTTTCGTTGTTGTTGTTAAGAGTGTGAGACTTTCACACTCGCAAGGCTCACGCTTTTGAGTTCGTGAACCTTGCGAGTGTCGCGAGTGTGGGGGGGGTTCACACTCGCGACATCTCGCGCTAACGGTTTCTAGTCGTTGTCGTAAATTGACAACGCACGCTCAACCGATACGCCACGCGCACCGCGACGACGCGCACCGCGCTTAGGCATAAGCGGATAGTGCGTAGTCTCGGTTGTCTTGTCAAATACGCCGAGTGCGTGCCCGATTTCGTAGTGCTTAACGCCGTTGAGCGTGCGCACCATTGCGCCATTGTGAGCGTTAGCAATGAGCCACGCGGTGGCATTGACTGGCTCACTGACGCGAGTGATATAGCGCACTGGCGTATTCTCTTTAGTTGCCTTGCGCGAGTAGTCGCGCATTGCGTAGGTGTTGCTGTTGCTTTTGCCAGTTTCGGCAATTCCGTATTCGGACATTTCATTACCCTTTACTATGACGCAACGAGTAGCGAGGGTTTCGCGGTTGTGGCTCGTTGTTGTCATACCTATTTTCTACCGCATTGTTAGACAAATAGCAACAACCTTTTTACGATTTTTTTTATTTTTTTTTAGTCATATATAGGCGAAAATTGCCACGCCACGCGCGCGCAAGTGGCCACGCCACGCGCGCACAAGCGCACGAAGTTATCCACAGAGGCAATTTTGTTAGGCTCACCTAACAACCACGCAGAGTGGTCGCGCACCCCCAAACAAGTGTTCGGCGAACAAGTGTTCGGTCGGCCCCCGTCTCCCAAAAATATGGTGTTCCACCAATATCGGATTTATTTAGCGCACGGCGTTTTCCTTGGGCCGTCGGGCCCCGGACTCGCTGGCCCGCCGCCCTAGGAATTCACGTGGGGCTTTCACCCACTGCCTGTGTCATCCGAGTTTATCGGGGTTTATCGCCCGACCGCCCTCGTGCCCGCGCCGTAGGCATATGCTCACAGTCTGTTCGCGAGGGGTTACCTGCGAACTTTACAATTACAGTATAGCACGGTGTTAGACAAATAGCAACTAATTAATATATATTTTTTTTATATTTTTCCCCTTGACTTTGTGCTCGATATGTGATACACTATAAAGAGAGACTGTCTCTTCCCTTCCCTTCCTCGTGCGGAAAATAAAGACCTGACGTCAGACCTCACTTTTCCCTTGGGCTGTCCTGCGCCGGTGCCGGTCATCGCCCGCGAGCGAGCCCCGCAGGTGGCTTGTCCACCCGCGAGGCTCGGCCCTCAGATTATTTAACTTTTTTTGTTTTGAGTATGAACACAATTACGACGGCAACCGCCACCGGGACTGCGCACGCCCAATCATAAATTTCTATGACCATTGTTCTCCTCTTCCTTTCTCTCCGCCATTACAGTATAGCATTATGTTAAACAAATTACAACTAAATTAAATTATTTTTTTAATTAACCAATACAGCCCGTAGACCATTAGCCCTAACCCAACAAACACTCTTCTCCTTTCCTTCCTCGGTGTAACCCAAGATAAATAGTTATGTAAAGTTGCGTCTAGCCCTTGGGCGCAACAATCCCTTGGGGCTGTCGTCTTCCTGGGGCGGGGCTCGCGCCCCACCCCTTCGGGAGATTTAGTAGTCGTCTTGCGCGAGTTCCTCGTGCCACTGCCCGAAGTCCTCGTTTATTTCGGGGTCTAGCGCCCAGTCGTATATCTCTACACGCTCGTGCGTCTCCCTCGTGATTTTGTTTTGTTCTTTTCGTGTCATTTTGTTCTTCCCTCCTGAATACTAGTATAACACACTTTAAAAATTTGTCAAGCATTTTCGGCTAATTATTTTTTTCTTTGCTCGCCGATTTCTGCCTCTGGCCGCCCCTTGTCGGGGTGGGGCGCAAGCCCCACCCCTTCGGGGAGGTCTAGTTGTAGTGTGGAAGTCCCCAGACTTTGCGCCACGTCTCGGCGATTATGTCCGCCTGCTGACTTGTGAGGCAAGTAAGAGTGAGGATTGAGGTGTCTGAACTGTCGCCCGTAGGGCTTGAGCACCAGATTTCTACGGTTTTGCCATTGGCAAAAACGCTCCTCGGCGTCCCCTTCATACTTACTAGGTTTCTGTCTTGTATCCCTTGTTCGTGCATTTTTTCTCCTTTGTTGTTGTTGGTTTCATTGTATCATCTTGTTAAACAAAAAGCAAGTTATTTCTAACTTTTTTTTTGCCCGTCGTCGCCCGTGTCTGCCTCTGTCGCCCTCCTTCGGGGAAGGGCTTTCACCCTTCCCCTTCGGGGAGTTCTAGTCCAGCATTGGGCGTGTTGGGCGAGGCTCGTAGACCCTTCGCCCTTTGCCCTCTGAGGCGTAGAGTGGTCGCAATTTTGCGCCCGTGTCTGGGTCTGTGTAGACCGTGTTGGCGTTGATGATTGCCACCGTCTGCCCGTCTCGTGTGTAGAGCATTGCTCCCTTGCGTGCGTTGGCGATAAGCCACGCTGTTGGGTTGGCTGGCATTGCCACCCTGTTCCCGATAATTCCTTCCATTTTGTTCCCCTTCCTAAGTGTGAAGCCTTTTACCTCACTAAATACAGTGTATCAGGTTGTTAGACATTTGTCAAGTTATTTGTGTAACTTTTGTGTAACATATTTCACACCCCCAAACACTTGTTCGCCCCGCCCTCAACTTGACATAACTATTTGTTATGTAAAGTTGCCGACCGAACATATGTTCGCCCCGTTCCAGACGCTTCCAGATGCGTCAGGTTGTTAGACAGTGGTCTATCTTTGCCCTAGTCTCTTATTTTTTTTAGAGCCTCTCAAAACGCTTCCTAATGCGTCTAATAGGCTGTTATACAGCAAAGCCAAAATGCCGTCTGGCGAACACTTGTTCGTAGCGTAAAAAAAAATTTCAGAAACTTGTCAAAATGTGTCATTTTTGTCTTACAGTGTGGTACAATTTTATTAGTGGCAAAAACGCCACTCTTACAAGGAGGTAAGTTATCCGTATCGCAATAGAAAGCCTAACAAGTCAAGCAGTTACCCGAATTGAGTTCGTCAGTGGCGAAACTGACACCTACGACATAGAGAATGGCAAACTCTATTATACAAAGGGAACTCTTTCGGTAACTTTCATTAGTGGCAAAACTTACGAATATGACGGAGTAGATTTTGACGAATTCACTGAGTTAATGACATCGGTGTCAATTGGTCGCTATCTCAATGAAAGCATTAAGCCGTTTAAGAATTGCCGACAAATTCAGACCAAAATTGTAATTCCACAATTGTTAGATTTCGGTGGGCATATGTGGGAAAGGATTTAGCACTCAGATAATCGGGTCGGGTCGGTGGGGCGAAAGCCTCGCCGACTTACCTATTGCCCGAACACTTGTTCGGCGAACATATGTTCGGTCCGTGCCCCCGAACTTTACATAACTATTTATTATGTAAAGTTGCCCCTGCCTCCGCGCCCAAAATATGGTGTTCCGTTTTAAATGGATTTATTTAGCGCGTGGCGTTTTCCTTGACCCTGGGCTCGGCACCCGGCCGCCCCCTTTCTTGTGTAAGGGGTAGACCTTCTTTTAGGGCGACCTGATTTCTCGCCATAACGCTACCCCTTACACAGTCTTGGGTTTAATTGTAAATTTCGCCTAAAGTCTCGGCGACACTGAACAGCCACATTTCTTGGCTTTTCGGTATGCCTGGCGTAAACGCAAGTTCTTGTAATGCTTCTGCCAGCGATTTTGCCATATCGCTAACTTTCTCGGGTATCTCTAATGCCATTACTACCTCCTAGTAAGAGTGAGGCTTATTCCTCACTTATTTCATTGTAAGACCTTGTAAGACAAAAACCAACCTCAAAACAAAAATAAATAAATTTTTTTCAGGTTGACAAACTAATTATTCTGTGATACACTGTATTGACCGGCCCGCTTGCCCCGGCACTTGCTCCCGTCTCCCCAAAATATGGTAGTTGTTATATTTCGGATTTATTTTGCGCAGCGTTTTCCTCGGGCTGGCTTGGCACCCGGCCGTCCTCGCGTCAGTTCCACTCTCGGGCTGACGGTGCTGCCTTCCGCTTGCCCGGGATTGTCGCTGCCCGAAGGCGCTGCCCGTCGGCGAATGCCCGCGCGTCAGCGTCGTTCCACCCTCTGCGCTTTTTTGTGTTTTGTGTTTTGTTCATAATAATAGTGTATCACACTTTTAAGAGTTTCGCAACTCGGATACAAGATTTCTTGCCCTCATAAAGTCGGGGTGCTCTGAGTTGCGGATTGCCAGATTTCGGGCAAGCCAACCTAAGTCGCCTTTTCTCCCTTCGGGCACTTCCATATTGTCCAATAGTTGGGTGAGTTCTTGTGTCTTGTTCATAATAATAGTGTATCACACTCGCGAGCCTTTTACAACTCGCGAGTGCGATTATTTTAATTTTCTACAGAACCTCAATGTGGGGTTCTACATAGTGCCTGACGGCTTGCGCAACGGTGCGCAGTCTCTGAACTTGGCTTCTAGTCAGTCCGAGAGTTTCGCCTTCTGCGTCTGTGCCACCAGTGATTACAATATCGCCGACAATGTAGTCAGTGTTTCCGTAGCGATATGTCCACAACGCTTGCCCTAATGGGTTGTGAGGCAAGTTTAAGATTTTGCCTTCATCGTTGCACCACATTGTGAACTCGTCTATGTCAATTGCCTGCACTAAGCCATTGACGGCAAATTGCAAAGCCTGTAGCGAGTTTGGTTCTAGGTCTGTTTCTAGTATGTCTCCGTTTGTTCTTACGTGTAACGCTGTTTTCATTTTGTGCCCTCTCTGTTTTGTTTTGTTAATTTAATTTTATCGGGTCTGAGATTGTTTGACAACCTCAGACCCGATATTTTTTTAGTTTTCGTATGCGCTTTCGTATCCTGCTATGAATTGGTCTAGTAGTAATTCGTTATTAAAGGCATAGCCGTTGTCATCTACTAATCCGATGTCTGCGCTATCCCACGCTTCTAACAATTCTTTATCTGATAATTCGGGCGCAACTTTAGTAATTTCTGCCCGACTTTTAATCTGGGCATAGGCGTAGGCGTAGCCTGCGTCAAATGCTTTCCGATTAAAACGATTTAGTTCTGCTTGTAATGTTCTCATTTTGTTTACCTCCATATGTCAATTATAGGTGCTATGTCATACAATTGCAAGTCAAAACCGCAAGTTTCTTAAATTTTTTTCCACAGGGGCTGTGGATAACTTTCGACCCGCCGGCCCGGTGCCCAACTTTACATAACTATTTATTATGTAAAGTTGCTCCCGGTTCCCAAAAATATGGTCATCAAGATAATTCGGATTTATTTTGGCGAGCGTTTTCCTTGGCCTCTGCCACCCCTTGTCGGGGCAGGGCTTTCGCCCCACCCCTTCGGGTTTGTTTATCTATTAAGCAACCACTCCATATGAGCGTTCTCGCCAACCCA